CTGTCACTGTGGTTGCCACCGCTTGTTGAGCCTGCCAGAGATACGCAGTCGCCCTCGGTGAAAGAGTTGCCGGATTCATCTTTGCGCCAATTGCGCGCTGGTAGTTGTCGCTACCAGTGTTATTTGCTCCCAGCAACATACGCCACTCCTGCTTGTCGAAGTTGTACGTTCCAAACTTCTTCTGGGTATACATCTTCATCTTAGCGGTGACGGCGAACTGCACGGTGCAGTCATCCTGATCGGCGCACAGAATAAACCGTGTATCACCATCCGTGTAGTCCTGTTGAACACCCTTCATCGTGTCGGAGTTTTCCTGATTCCGCACGTAGTAGGAGAAGTTGTAGCCCTGCTTGCGGATGGTGGACCACTGGCCGGGAGTGATAAACGCCGTCAGATTGTTCTTGGCGTCCGTCATGTTGTTGCGAGTTTGCAAAAGCGCCTTAGCGTTCTCAATGGCAGCCGGGGTTAGAAGTGCACCACCGAGATCAATGCCGGGAGCATTGAGATCGGTGTAGACAGAAGTGTCCAACCCTTGCAAGACGCGATTGGTAGGCGAGATCAACCAATCCAGACCACGCATTGCCATTTGCCACGCACCCTGCGGGACGATTGGATCGCCACTGGTAATAGTTCCAGAGGTTAGGTTGATCGTGCAGGATGTTGATCCAGCGGTCGTAACGGTAAAGTTGCCTCGTACTTGATTGGTGGAGGCGTTGATTGCCTGAAACTGTCCGTTAGGCCAGAGGTAGGATGTACCTTTCGTGTACCCCGGCGAACCGCCCCACGTGGTTGAGCCTGTCAATGTTTGTGAACCAAGAGAACTAATAGTTGACGCTGAATATGCTAGCGCCCCATTCCCATTGCGGAAGAAGAATAATTCCAACCACTTCTGCGCCGCACTGGTATAGGTTCCCATTATCTCATCAAATCCATTGACGTTATCGGCGGTGTCGTTTTCAAACGACTCAATGGCTGAGCCTGTCCATTGGATCGGGTATGCCATCATTGTAGGATAAACCCACATGGAGGCCGTCTGACCTGCGTTGGCTGCATTGAAGTCCGACTGTGACGGAGTAAACCACGTGCCACCTGTCGGGCGTTGCGCGTAGTCCGGCAAGCGATAACCCTTCTCAGTAAGTTGCGGCTTATCCACAGCCTCGCCAAAGGCTCGCATGCCGGGATCGTTGTCTTCGTAGAATTTGTAGACTTGTTTTTCGACCGCCTGACGCTTCAGATCGGTATACTGACTGAATTCTGCTGCTGGCATGATTTCTTCTCCTAAGTATTCGCCGCGTTATACAACTGCTTATCAAGCTGTCGATTGAAAGCCTTGTATTCCGGTGAGCCAAAGGGATGCGGGTTATCCAAATAGGGATTTGCGTTCCCATTCCCCTGATACCCATTCCCATTAACCACCGTGCGGGCGACGGGCCCGTTGTTCTGCTGCGCTGGTCGTGTCACTGCATGTCCGGCTGCGCGTTGAGCTAGTTGGAGTCCAACGGAATTGAGCTTCGCTACGATGCGGGACTGGAGTTGATTAGCCTGACCACGGGCTTGACGAGCAAACGCCACCTGCCCCTCTTCAGCCAGTCTCACCGCCTCACTGTCCTTCATCGAGAACTGCTCAATTACGTCGTGCCACTTGGCGTCAGGAAAGTCCATGTTGATACCTAGTGCTTTGAACTGCGGCTCAACAAGGAAATAACCTGCGGGGTCAATGGCGACATAGAGTTGGGCCATCACCCCCGTGCGTAGCGAATCATTCAGTGTCGGATCAGCCTCAGAGAACTTGATTTGCGAGGCTAGATTCGTGTTGATGGAATCGTAAATCGTCCGAGTTACTTGAGAAAGGGATTCTTCCTGCTTAGTAGCAATGCGCTGCTCCATCTCTTGCTGACGTTGCTGTTGCTGAGCTTGCTGATCGCGGTTAATGCGATCTTCAAGTTCCTGCGCCTTGATAGCAGCGTTAGCAGTGTTGAGATGGTATTGCTTCTCCGCGTCGTCCAATTGCGGCCACGCGAGTCGAAGTGACTCAGGTAGCGACTTGAACGCGGAATGATAAGCTTCAGGAATCTCTTTCAATTGCTCAGCGGTTACGATTCCACTGGAGCGTGCATCAATGTTGCGGTAGTCGTCGAGTCGGTTGGGATCTAACCCTTTCGCTCGCCAGTAGTGGTTCTCCAGCGTGTCAACACGGTTATTCTCGTCTGGAATGCGAAGTTTGAGGAGATCGCCGTAGATCTCATCCACAATGCCCGGCTGCTCCTGCTCCATGCGCATGAGTGCCGCTTCTGACGAGTAAACAGGTTGACCGTTGCGGAGAATTGCCTGACCACTGGAAGGATCGACTACAGGTTGGTGCAGACCGGAGAATACGTCGTGGTAGTATTGGGCTTGAATGGGGTCGCCGATCTTCTCGATTGGGTCTTTCCAAGTCTGAAACTGACCGTTGACTGTATCGTGGGCTGCTTTGATGCTTTCGTAAGCAGGGCGCAGTTGGGCCAACGCCTTAGCGTAAGGAATATTCTGACTGGCTTGAGTTTGTAATTCCTCAAGGGTCGGCAATCCTTCTAAGGGATCAGGGTTACCTGCGGTCTGCGTCTGATCATCGGTGGCTATAACGCTGCCTTGCGATTGTACCGATGGCTCCGTATCGGAAGGTGACGAGCCTTCCAAAGCTTCGTTAGCCAAAGCCCCTGCACTCGGAGAAGAGGTGCCTACGTCGAGAGATGATGGCTCAGTGAAGAATAAGAGATTAAATAAACTCGGTCGGAACAAAAAGGGAATTTTCATGTTTCCTCTAAACGAAAAAACCGCTGGCATCAAGCAACCTCTGACTATTCAGCAAGCCACTCGCACCAACGGGCCATTGCGATATAAATCGCCAACCGCCTATTTAACTTGTCACGATTCTATAGCGTAACTATTGTTTTCGGCAACACAATTCTTAAAGGTCACATCCGTGGGTTGCTCTTGGGCGTTGCGGCGACGAGCCAGAAAACGACAAGTCTCCGTTAATTGATCGTACATGTACGACGCCTGTTCAGGTTCAGCCACGCTTGCAAGGTGACGCAAAATTACCATCTGCGACTTGAACTGCGCACGTTGGAAGTTGGAGTCGTTGGTCATTACACTCAAACCTAGCGGTCTCCTGCAATCTTTCACATTCGTTCCTCAATTACGATCATCGGGAACGAAACATTTGGTAGCTCTTGGGCAAGTTGTTTACGCGCCTCTATTTCACAGTGTTGACGGAGAAATGCTATCAGAGGGTCTTCGGTGTCCACGGAGCGGTAGCCTAGTTCTTTTCCTTGGGCAAGGACTAAGACATGGAACATTTGTGAAAACTGAACAGGATCGCGGTCATAGTAAGCAATTGGAGATGTGCCTAAGAACACCGTATAGCCTTGCGACCTTCCCGGCCCCACCCTTGTTAGCCTTACGTCAATTCCGCTCATTTCTTCCCCGTCACCTTAGGCTTCGGCTTAGCCTTTACAAGTGCAAGTTTGTTTTTGTGTTCTGCCGCTTGCATGGTTTTCTCGTGCGTTCTTTGCTGCTTCTCGTGAGTGCGTTGCTTCTCCGCTTCCACCGCATCCATCTCACCTTGCGCTTGCTGACCTTGCAAGTTTAGCACATTGTTGGGATCAATTTGCGGCGGCTCCTCTTGCGCTGGCTCAGGTTCAAGGGCTTTCTGCCCTAACGCTTGCGGCATAGAGCCAGCCGTTTGAACCGCTCCTGCACCCGCAGCAATAACCGACCCCTGTTGAACACTCCCTTGAAACTGTCCAGCGGCTAATAGTTCACAAGCGCCCCGTAGTCCAGGCGAGGCGTCCATTAATTCATCAGTATCAAGACTCGCAGCAAACCATTGACTTTTATCTTTCAGGTGTAATTCGTAAGAACTAATCGGCGGTTGAATCGCCTCAATTAACGCCTCAGCCTCCGTCACGCCCACCTTCTCCGCTTCCTTCATCTGATCCAATCGCCTCCGACAAATCTCCGCCACTGCGCCGAACTCCTCATCGTCAATGTCCACGTCAAAGCCTTGACGCAGTTGGTCAGCAAGTTTCGGATCAGCCTGTTTCAACATCACGTAACCTTCAGCCCCTTGCGTCACGCCAAACAGCCCCATGAGATTCTGTCGCGTTGCCATTGGTCCCTTGGGCAAGTGTGAGCCTTTAGCGACTTCGTAGTTTAGATCGTCGCAGAGGTCGGCTCCGTAGATCATTTGCCCTTGCTGTTTGCCGTACTTGCCTCCGATAGAGAAAAATCGGCCCATTGGAAAGTGACGACGGAATTGCTCTACAGTGATCTCCGCCTCGCGCTTCCATACTTCACCTTTGATTTGAAAGATTGGTCCATTGATCGCGTCAGAGTTGGATTGATCGATCTGCGCGGCTGTCGCGGTGTCGTTGGATTCCGTGATACCCGCCGTCCCGCTCCCGCTGTAGTTCGTCACCATTGTGGTGTACTGGAAAGCTTTTTGCAGGTTCTCGTCCGTGTATTGGAGAAATGCGCCGGGAATGGAGGCGGGAGTGAACTGGTGCAGCATCTCAGCCAACTTACGGCCTTCAGGTAACTTGGTAAGGTTAACTGGTATGTTCGTGCGCGGTGTACCAAGATACTTCAACCGTGAGCCCGGTATCATTTCCTGATCATAGAACGTCGCCGGAGTCGCCAGTGTACCCCAATAGTTGATTCGTTGGGAGTCGAAACTGTTGTAGCGTTTCTGCACTTCAACGGAGTCAACTATTCCACGTCCCGCACCTGTCATTGCTTTCATAAACCACACGCCGGACACGAAGTGATCGCGATGCTTCTCAGGGTAGATGGCGAGGATGACGGACATGCCATTAAGTCCGACAACGCAGATGCCATCTGGGAAGATGTCAGTTAACTTACCTTTCGGGATCGTCGTTCCACCCACCGTCTCCTCGTCACCCATGAGGTTGATGTCTGCATAACACTCCGGCATGAGATACATTTCATCGTAGGTGATCTGCTCCTTCTTTAATTCATCTGAGAGATTGCCATACCCGTATCCGCCGCGACCACGGAGCGCCTGTCCCGTCCAGCCTGATTGCTCGATGATGTCGAGTCCCTGATCACGATCATCGTTGGATGGAAGCGCGAGGTTGCCAATGAGACGCATTACTGCGCCTTTAGGCACTCGTTGACGCACAATCAGGTAGGACGAATCCTCAAGCCGCTTCATTAGATCCCACTTCAACGACGGCAACGGATGTTGACGACAGACGAGATCCCCGATGGATTCATTACGGGTTCCAGATGCCGACTGCGCCGTACCTTGACCTAACGACTCGATTACCGCCGACTCACCGCCGCACTCTAAACACTTCGCGGGAATCATCGCGGCATTGACTTCGCCTAACGGTTGAAATTGTCTCGCTGGCCCACCATTCTGACAATCAGGACAGAAGCCATACCCATCCCCCATTGTGACCTGCTTCTGCTCAAACACGTCTCGGATAACAGTGAGAGTGGCTTCGGAGTCGTCGTAGCGGACTTCATCAACGTAGGTGCCATAACTGTGTCCTAGAATGCACTGTTGCTGTGAGAACCACGCGTCGTAATACTTCTTCTGATAGTGTTTCCAGATAACATTCGCACCCTTGGACGCAATCACGGATTGGTCAGTGTTACGACCGGGAGTTATATTCACATCCGGCGTCGCCTCTTCCCACTTCTCAATGAGATTTTGACGAAAGAACTGCATGAAGTTCATGGCGTAGGGAGTGGAGGAATCGTGACGCTTAACCGGGACAATGGCATAGGCTCCCGTGTAGGGATTGCGAGTGAGGATTTGGTTGCCTTCGCAGAAGGAACTGACTAGTTGACCTACGGAATAGATTTCGTTCCAGACTTCCGACTTCAGTTTATTGTAGTAAGTGAACTTTTCCTTTAATGCTTTCGAGATGCGCGAATCAGGTTTACGTGAACCATCGCGCAACTCTAAAAGCGGCTTCAAAGGCGCTAGGTTAGTTGACTGCTGCGGGGGTTGTTGAAGGGCTGCGGCCATAGGGAGATCTAATTTAGGCGTGTAGAGGCTTGCCTTACACGCTCAGAGCAAACGGAACAGTTGTAGTCACAAATGAGGGGCTTAATCACTAATGAAGTTAAGTCAATAACGATATCTTCACCGCAGTCGGCAACCTTGAGCAGATAACGTCGATTGTGTACGTCTCCCTCGACTTCCATTATGACATCGTTGTTAAACCGAATTATGCCGCTCAATTCATCCTCTCATACGGCAACAGTTCGCCGCGTTGATGCGCCTCCCATTTGGCGTAACCGTCTTCCTTTTCAAGTCCTTCCGCGACAGCAAAGTTAGCCCACTGCTCACGCTCCGCTTCTTGAAACGCTGTCAACGCCTCCACTTGTGGCCTCGCCTCTCGCTTCTCCTCCACGCGCTCCACGATCCCGTACTGACGTGAAGCTGTCATGACACGGGAAGCGAGTTCGAGAGTGAGGTAGTCTTTTGACTTGCGCTCAGTTTCTAAACGCAACTCCGCTAGCTCTGCGCGTTTCTCTGCCTTTGCGACCTGCTCAAGCAGGCGGAGGATTTCAGATCGATTGGACCAAGGCCAGCGCATTACTCTGGAGGCTGCGACCCACCGCCAATGTTAGCCGAGTTCGCGTAAGTTAAATCGATCAGCCCCGTCGTTGTCGTTAGCCCCAAGATGCGAGCGTTAGACAACTCGGTTGAGTATAGACCTAACGTAATGCCGAGATTGATGCGCGGCGCAGCGTAACGTTCGTCCGCGTGTCGAGTGGCAGCGGCGGCAGTCACGGCGGATTGAAGCCCACTATTCGTGTCGGCGCTACTAACTGTTCCGTCGGTTAAGAACGGATAATAGCCGTATGCAGCGACGGCCTGTTTACATGCGGCCCCTATCTGCTGACGTGACAGTTGTTGAGCATCGAAATGCAATCCAGCTAAAGGCATGATTGATTCTCCTTACTTACCAACCTTAATATTCGGAAATCGTTTTCTCACTGCCGCACGTACTTGCGCCTTCTCTGAAGATGAACCGTGCTGACTTACACGAGCAAGGGTATTGCGAGCGTGATTTGCGTCATTTACCGGATAGCTTCCTGATTTTGGCGCACGAGAAGGGATAGCAAACTGTGACTTCTTCAACTTCGCTCGTTGTGACGCCTTGAGAAAGCTCATACGTAATCTCCACTTCCACCCATCCCATCCATCATCATGCGTGGTCGCAACGGCGCGTCCGTCATCTTCCTTGACATTGGCTGTTTGCCGTACTTGGCGAGTAGTGCGGCACCAAGATTGAGTGCCCCACTTGCTATTCCACCGCCGTCATTCTGTTGCCGCTGTTCCATTGGTGCGTGCTGAATATTCATGAATTGCGGCTGCTGGTACTGCGCCGCGATGTCGGGGCCAATGGGTTGCTGTTGTTGGAGTGGGAAGCGGATCATCCAATTATCTCTGCATCGAGAACGTCATCAAGTACGACCCTAGCGCGTAGAACATCAAGATCCTCAACTTCAACACCGCAGATCGCTGCCGTTACCTGCGCTTCAGCGTCTAGAATGGCACTCGCTACGTCAACCGCACCTCGTGGTCCAAGTAGTTCCCGTATATGTTGATGCAGTTCGTTAATGTTCATTGGCGCATTCTACCACCCTTTTCCACTCCCACGTCTATCTAAATATCCCCATCCGCTGCAATGGCGTACGTGTAGGGCGAGGAGTTGATTGGCGTGTCGGACGGGTGGGACGGCCATCACTGCCGGTTCGAGACTTGTCGGCGTTGTAAGTATTAACACCGACTCCCATGAATCCCGGTGCAGTCTTAGCAATCCCCTTTGCTCCTTCCTGTTGATAGGCTTGATAGAGATCGTTGAGAAACAGCGGCGTAATCGCTTCAATTGATTCCTTCTTTAACGACGTTGGCTGGCCTACCGCATCTTTCCCTTCCCAGAGATTGCGGGCCATTGCGGCGGGTGGGGAATATTTATACCTGAGAAATCGATCCACATTCTCCATTGCGGACTTACCGAAATCGTCCTTCTTACCTGTTCGTTTGTTCTCCGCGTTACGCAAGAGACGTGATGCCAGTACGAAATATTGCCCCTGACCAAAGGTGAGATCGTAGCGCGTGTTACCTTCCTTCAATTTCATAAACTCCGACGACTCAGGGTCAAGTGAAACATCTTGGCCCATGCCATACTTGAGTATTAGTGCGGTTGTTGCCATCGCGCCGAAGTAACCTACAGCGGACTTCATCGCGGACGCACGTGCGCCGGGTGGCAGACGTGAATAAACACGAGGATCAAATACTTGCACCTTGCTTGCGGCGTATCGTGGCGCAAAGAATACGGCGTTGAGAAAGGGTGAGATTTTACTCAATTGCCCACGACCGAGATTGCCTCGTCCGGTGCCGACGTTGACGAAGTTGGCGATGGCTTGGTATTGCTCAGGAGTGACAGTGGAACCTTTAGCTTTCGCGACAGATTCAGCTTGACGTGCGAGTTGTTTGAACCACGATGAACGTGCGGTGTCGATGAATGTTGTGTACGCACGTTCGGAGTGCGACACGCCGGGAATCTTCCCTGCAAGTCGTGATGCAAACGCCTCCTCACGTGCAGTGATGTTGAATGGATCACGGTCCTTTGCTACAGATGCTAATGACAACCCACTCCGACGCATGAGTTGGTAGTCGGGGTCACTCTCAAGTTGGTCTACAAACTTATCGTAGTTCACCTCACGCATTGCCTTCAGTTGTTTGCCAAAGAACAGTTTCGCTCCTTCAACCGGGTGCGATAACATCCACATAGACGCTTGACGAGGCGCAGAGAGGTCAATGGACGACTTTAGTGCCCGTGGTACAGATAGCGTATCAACCGCAATTCCCTTCGCCCGTTGCCAGCGTGATTGCGTAAGAGATTGGAAGATTTTCGCTAACTCACGACGGGACGAGGCGGCATCTTTGCGCGCTTGAATGCGTTGAGCGATCAGATCGTCCAATTGCTTCTTATCAGTGATGGGAATACCTGCCGCAGTTGCTTCCTTCGTCGCACCCCGCTCCTGACTCTCCCTTTGCATTTGTCTCTGCTCATCCCGATACTTACTGAACGATTGCTGATAGATAGCGCGTAACTGCGGCTTAATTTGCTCTCCGAAATCCGCCACCATATCCCGTGACCACGACGCAAACGACACCCCACGTTGAGCGAGTTTCGCCGCACCAATAATGACGTAATCGTTGAAGTGGGGAGAAGGAGTAGGGCCAGCGGCGCGGAATTCCAGTTCGCCTGCGTCAATCTTTGCTTGTCTCTCCGCTATACGCGCACGAGCGTCGGCTTCCACTTTAGCGAGACGCTCTTGCAACGTGAGTATCTTCGCCTTTGGTTGCTTTGTTTGCAGCTTCGCTATCTCATCGTTGGCGGATTCAATACGCGCCTCTGCTTCTTTTAACTTAGTCGCCTCAGTATGAATCTTCTTGCCCGTCTCAGCTTTCAAGTGACCGTTACCGTTCGTGTGCTTGCTGACCATTTGTTCTGCTGCGATGACGACACGCTCAGGAGCAAGACGGTTAACAATCGCTACCGCTTGAATCGCCTGACCTTGTTTCGTTAACTCACGAGCGAGGTCACTAGCCACATCCACCGCTTGATCATGTTTACCTGCATCCTGCAACTTCTTAATCAACGTGATTCCAAGCGCGGTCTTATCCGCACCGTCCGCGAACTTCACTGCATCCACCGCATCGTCCACGCCCAACCGCTCAATGGTGTCATTGGCTTTCTTAATTGACGCTTCGTTGGTGACAACATCGTAGGTGCGGTCTGTGCCGCCTTCCAATCCCGCACGTTCCAGCGTGAGAGGGGTGGCGCGTTGACCTTGCGGTAGAGATGACTCTGTTGGTAATGAAGGCACAGATCGCTCCACGCCCTCTGCTTTGGATTTGGTTGCTGGTGGAGTTAGAGACGAATCAGTAACGTCATTTGGGTTCCCTTCTGCTGATGGTTCTACGAGCTTGCCTTTGGCGAATTGTCCGCGCTTACCCGTGGCGGTATTCCTTACTCTGCGATTTTGTGATTGGCTGTGGTGAGGCGGTTCCGTGCCCAACCCACTACCGACCGAAGTCGCTTGCTCACTTGTTGCGGCTGTGGCGGATTCTCGAATTCCATCTCCCTTAGCACTTGGCGACACGCTTTGTTGAGTTGCTGGTTGCTCACTTTTCGCTTTTGTTGATTGTGTTTCATTTGCGGTTTCATTTTCATTAATCCCTTCTTGTAACGGCGGCATCTCCCTTAACGCTGGAGGCGCGGGAGCGTTAGCAAACTCTGCTTGATATCGTTGACGTAACGTTGCTAGTTCTTCGGGTGCTAGTTGACTTGCACGTTGACCACTTTCATTCTCTACCCATTCGTCGAAGCGTGGAGTAGGACTGTAGCGAGTTTGTTCAATAGCAGATCGTTGCTCACTTGCTAACTTTTGCGCCGCTGCTTGATCCTCTTGCGCCACCGTACCTCGTAGTTGAGACAACTCGTTCTCTATCGCTCGGATACGTTGCTGTCCGCCTCGGCCACGACCTCCCGCACGTCGCCACTGAGAGAGTTCCTTTTCCAGAGTGCTGATGCGATCACGAACATTTGCACGTTGCTGAATTGCTTGGTCTAATGGAGATGATTGAGGTAATGAAGGCTGAGGTTCTGTTAATTCACTTGGCTTCTCATTCACCACCCCCACTCGTTGCAACTCTCTCGCCAACGCATCATTAATCCGCGCATCATTCGCTCGCACTGGTGGACCCACTCTCGCCTCACGTGCGGCAATGGTGGCGTCTATGTCCGGTACGCGAGTTAGCGACGTCTCACCGCGAGGCGCAGGCTTGCCACCGAGAGCAAATCCTGTTCCTGCTTGCAACCCCGTCTGTAATACCGCCTCTAACGGCTCCATGTTACCTTTTACGACTTCCGTCCCTGATTGCACGGCAGTTGGTGCTCCAAATAACGCCGCACTGGAAGTACGTGATAGATGCCCATCCAGCACCTTGCCCATTGCGGTTGCGACGGCTACGGCCTTAGCTCGTACACGCACGGGTTGATCGGAGGTCTTTAATGCCGTCTCCAGTGCCATGATCTTCGCCATTGAGAGGCCCGTGGACTTCTTCAACAACATCAACTCACCGATACCGACGCTCATTTCTCCCACCGTAGAACCCAGCTTCTCTATCAGTGAACGCTTAACATCCTCACCTTCCGCCGTGAGCGGCATCTGTTGAGACTCTTTGAATAGATTCCCCTTCTGATTCAAGTAGTCCTGAATTTGTCTCGCGTCCACGCCAATTAAACTTACAACCTTCGACAACCCACCCCCACTGAGAAGATCAGTTGTCTCAATCGCACCCGCACCGCCTTTCAGTACGTCGGAATATAACGTTGCCGGAATAGACGCCGCCGTACGAGTGACGGGATCTAATGCACCAAACTTCTTGCGAGCCTGAATCATCTCCGGCGTGTTCGCGCGATCCGCCTGCTCAATGCGTCGGTTAGTTTCCTCGCCAACGGCGTCATCTTCGTTACGAAGTACGTCAGGCAACTGACCTGCCATTGGTAAATTAGCTATTTGCTGTGCCGTAGTTAACGTCTGTCCGATTCGCCCACGTAAGGTTGTCGGATGACGTTCTTTTACGACTTGCTCACGAATAGAGGCGTTGCGTCGTCCGATTGGGTCCTCTTGCGCTTCACGGACTATCTGGCGTATAGGTAACACACCACGAGATCGAGGAACGGAGTAATTAGTTTGCGGAATCTCATCGTCCATACGACGAATGTCAGCAGTGCTTAAGTCAGCCGGATACTCATTACTCTTCATATCGGCATAACCGACTTGCGGTACACGATGACCCAAATGTAACCCAGTATCGACGCCTACTTGAGCATTACGCCGTCGCATTGGTGTGGTAGTGGTGCCTGCAAGGGTGCGAGGAGTAGATTGAGTTGTCGCAGCCGTTGGTTGTTGTCGCTGTTGCTTTACCCAGTCGTCGAAGTTGGGTACGCCACGAGCCTGACGCGAGTGAGACAACTCACTATCAAGTTCACCCGCAACCTGCGATTGACGCTGCTTGGCACGGGCAACATCACGCTCAGCGGACGCGATCTGATCAGGCAGAGGTTGGAATTTCAACCAATCGTCAAACCGTGGAATGGCAGTGGGGGGAGTGGACATGGCAACTATCTTTCTTCTGAGACGCGATGAATCTTAGTAGGGCACCATAGTTGCCCATTACTAATCCTCCATCCGCCCTCGTAGAATCCACACGCCGCTTCGTCATCGTCGCAAGCCGTGAGAGATTCTCTGTGCCCACAGTTGTCACAAATCGCCGTGAATTCAGCTGCTAAAAATTCCGCTATCCCGGATTCCTGTTCTCTGCGAGTGGACATGCGCTAACCAAAGAACAACGAGGAATTATGACGTAAGCGTAGTTCGTTGACAGTAAGTGTTAGTTGCGCTAAATGTTCAGGTAAGACTTCGTTGCCGAAATACGTTGATAGCCCGTTCCACCAACCAACGTCCTTACCGCACTCGTCGTACAACCATGCAACCATCTTCGTCTCAGGCGCACTTCGATAACCATCGGGATAGCTTTCCTCGTCGTCGTAGACGATCTGGTACTGTGACAATCCGAGTTCTCCTAGTCTAGAGTTTGGCGTCTTAAGACCCATTGCCTACTGCCCACCCTTCCTCTGCTTCTCAATCGCAGCCTGTGCTGCGGCATAATTGCCCTTGAAGAACTTATCTGCGTATGCCTTGATTTGCGGGTCAACTAAGTCCGTATTCACTTCGGACTCCGGCTCAACATAGTTCTCCTGCAACTTCGCTTGCGCCTGACGTTTCTTGTCTGCGAATGATTGATAGTAAATGTCTTTGGCTTGTGCTTCCTTCTCGGCTTGCGCGATGTCTTTATCGGTTGCAGTTGTGGAAGCTTTTAGATCAGCGAGATACTTGTAGGCACGATCCTTCTCACTCTGCGCCGCTTTCTCCTCTTGCGCAAGTGAGTCCAGTTCTGACTGCGCAGCGCGATACTTCCCACTTGTGTCGGTGGATTTTGTTGACGACTTCGAGGGTTTCTCTCGGCCACGCAATCGCTCGTCCTCACGGTGATGACGCTCAGTTTCCTGTCGTAGTAGTTTCCGTTCCTCGCGGTCGGCCAACGCACGCTCAGCCGCTGCTTGCTGTTGCGTTTGTTGCTGCTCTAACTGTTGGTTACGATAGGTAGTTTGTTGCTCCGCTTCCTTCTGCTGTTGCTCAATTCGTTGCCGTTGAATTTCCGGTTGCGCCAACATGCCCTCAGTCTGCGCTTGCTCCTGCGCTAACGATTGATCCTGTTGCGCTTGTTGCGTCGCCGCCTTGATCTCGTAATCCCGCTTAATGGACGCAGCGATGTTGGGTTTGATTCCACCTGCGATGAGTCCAGCGAGTCCGCCACCTAGTTTCTCACCGAGTGTCCCACCTTGATTCGCCGCAATGCCCGCGAGTGCGCCGTAGCCTGCACCTTTCGCGTGACCATACTCAGGCAACGGTGAATTACGGAGAGTCTGTAGTTTAACCAACGACTCATCACCAGAGAACCCACGTGAGCCGAGTTGCAGTCGTGGAGGTGGTGGTTGGTTGTTGCCGTTTGTACCCGCTGTCGTCGTCGCGCTCGCACTCACCGGATACGCACTTGCCATAGCCTGCTCATACTGCGGTGTTCCTGCAACTGGAGGCGCACCAGGATCTTCAATCGGTGCGGGACCAATGCGGGCAGGGTTGATTAGTGGTTGTTGCTGTTGAGTTGAGCGAGAGAGTTGGTCTTGCAGCGTCCCACCCGCAAATCCCGGAGTTGTCGCAGGTGACGGTTGCCCACCGCGCATGAGATCGAAGATGCGCTTCTGCCGTGCTCGATACTCATCTAATTCTTGCGGGGATTGTGACATGCACCGCAGTTTACGACGTTAATCAATCACTTAGCAATAGAATTCAACCCCATTCGTCCGCGTCGTCATCGTTACCAACCCGTTCCAATCTGTCGTTAAATTCCACGATCCCGGTCCGGCCCACAATCTTCTTTGCTCGTGCCAGTTGGAATTCATAACTGAGCTCCTGTTCGGGAGTAAGTGATCCGGTTGCGGCACGCATGGCCTCAGGCCGATAACGAGGCGGTATGACTTCCGCAACCATTTCCTTTGTCGTCAACGGTGCGGCTTGAATGCGATTACCGTCTAATAGTTGTTGTAACGCCTGCCCACAATCGTCATTCATCTTCATGGGACCATGTTCAATGACGCCACCTTCCGTCACCTTCAAAGGTTGCATGAGCCAATTGTTGAATTGGTAGCGCCAGAGGTCAGAGTCAGTGAGTTGGTCAGGTATAGGAGCCTTTGGGTATTCCGCTTTATCGTCATCAACTACAAGGAAGATACCGGGACAACCGTGCTCCCATTTACCGTTGATTAACGCGTCGTCTTTGAATGGATGTGGGCGCGAATGGTCCACGGTCATGTAGTGATCCGCCCACTCTAATCCACCCGTTGTACCGGGATTCTTTGGTTGAAAGGGTAGACCGTAGACGTTGCGATAAACTTGTAATGCGTCGTTATTTTGCTCATGCGAACCCGTGAACCGTTGATAGTGGAGGCTGGAGATGATTGGTTGCACGATTGGTGGGAGCACTTGGGCCAGTGTCTCACGACGAGCAACCATTAGTTGTGTGATGTCTTTTATATACGCTTCGAGGCCCGCCCGTGAGAGTGAAGCGTCAAGTACGCCATCCCAGTTGTAATCAGGTGAGATGGTTTTGAGCATTCGTTGCGCTACTGTGTCGGCTTGTGCGCCTTCGTCAAACGAGAGGAGATTGAATAGAAACAACTTGCCGGGTAGTGGCGTGTTCTGTGAACTGATTGCGAGTGAACCAGCGACGCACGCATGGTACTCTGATTTCGTTCGTGACCAGTCGTGGGCCATGTACTTGTTCCAATTGTCGGGTATCTCGCGTGAATTGAACACGAGCGCAAATTGCGACTTTGTAATTACCATAAGGGAGTCGTTGTAGTTGCGCAACACTCGACCCTCGCGAGCGGCTTCAAAGTCGTTTTGGTATTCCGCTTTGAACGTAGCCAGTCCACTGTCAGAAAGAAACTTCTGCGCCTCCGCTAAACTCACGCCAACCCATGAGGTTTTTGATGTAGGTAAAATGCGGTGCTTATTACGTCCATCACTGGTATCGAACACGGTTTCATAGTCGAATTGTGTAAACGTCTTCGTTGGCCCAATGGTCGTACGCTCAGCGAGGGCGTCGGATCGTCCCGTGTAAATTTGATTCATTACACCTTGCTCAAGAATGAGGTTTTGCGTGAACTTGATCGTGGTCCATTGTTTTGATTGCACTGGGAGGATAGAAGCTTTCAATACCTTCAATTTCTTCACGGAGAGATCGATGCCATCGTTAATGTCGTCGATGTCGTCGATGTTGAGATCGTCCGGCCGTCTCGTGCCCACACGCAGACCGCGCATCTTGGCCTTTAGTCCCTTAGCACGCGCAATCCACCCACAGCGAGTAATGAATAGCTCACGACGGTCTAACGCGGGTAAGCCACGCAACGGCTCGTCAGTTACCGCCATGTCGGGATAGTATTCGAGTAGTCGTGAGTCGGGATGATCGATGAGGATGCGCGTGTTGCCGAGGTGCTCCTGAGCTTGATCGTCGGACTCTGAGATGAACAATGAATACCCGCCATGAAGCAGCGCACCACGCATCACGGCAGAGGGTTCCACTGAGGCCGACTTACCCAGCGCACGCCCAAGGATGTAGAGAATAACTAACTCACTTGTAGGGATAAAATGCGGTGGAGGTTGGTTCTTTGAGAGCGCGGCTAGATTCTCTCTGATGCGTAATAGCACTGACCAGTATTGATTCCAGAATAGAGCATGGTCATCACTAAAAGCTGAATCGAACGCAAAAGGGAATAGGGTTGTTAGCCAAGTGCGCCATCCGGCTAATTCAAGTGCCAGTTGTTTCTGTTTTACGTTCCCACCATTAGCCTGTGCCGCCGCCTCCCTATCCTTCTGCGGCCACAGGTGTTTGAATCGTTGCGATGGGGGTAGCACGGGAGGTAGGTTACGGTGAAGTGGGTGAGTTAGGCAAATGGGAATGTGAGTGCGTCAGACTTGTAACCGCGCATTCTCCGCTTGTAGTCGTTTGACTTCATTTGCGAGGAGAACAAGATCGTTCACGAGTTGCAACGAATCATCGTAAAGAAGTTCAAAGTATTTCTCTCCTCTCGATTCAGAGCTATCTCGCCACGTTTCCGCGCAGACCAACGCTTGTTCAAGTGTGCGAGTGGTGGTGGTCATTTGAATTCCTCAGCCGCAGCAATCAGGATCACTCGGCACGTCAAGGATGGAGACGATGAAGCGAATTAAGATGACGGCGACAACGATAGTAAGTAGAAGCAACGCTCACTCTCCTGCTTTGGTCTTTGACAATTGCGAGCGCCATGATTCAAACACTTCCAAGTTGCGCTCCATGACGGGTCCGAATGCCAGCATCGCTGCATGCTGCTCAGCGGCTGTAATCGTGAAACTGCAACCAAGGCACCGCATGTCAAATAAAGACGCTTGATTGTCGTATCGCCTTGGCCGCATGTTCTGACTTTCAGTAAGCGCGTGACACTTGGGGCATTCGCCGTCATGCATAGCTCGGACAATCCGGTGTACTGAACGAGCAACCTCGAAGTCGTCCACGTCAAGAAAGTGCTTATCCGCGTGTTCTCCCATTACTCTCTCACTCCTTTCGGTAAAGGTGGGTCAGGCGAGCTTGACTACGGCCTGAGTTAGCAAGCGTGATCGCAGTCGTCCAATTTCTTCAACGTAAGGTCGCGCTCGCTCAACGGCGCACCGATGAATATGCTGTTGACTACGCAATGACACACCGATCATTTGCTCTGAGGCTTCGGCGTATATTCCTCTGATAATAGAATCGTAACGAGCCTCTAGTTGTTCAACCTCAGGAGTTGTCAAATATTCGACTTCAATGGTTTCTATCGCCATCACTTCTCTCCTTCCACTCGCAGCGCGTCATCGTCAACGTACTTCACCCGTCCATGAACATCGCCCATGCTAAATCCACTCGTTGCAATTGGTCCGCATCCAACCTTCGGGTAAAATCCACACGCCTGCTCAGCCGCGATAAATTCACTCTCGGTAACTTCCCGTTCTGGGCCGTTGCCGAGTTGCAGATAGTACCGCGAATGCGCCCGTTCCCACGCGCTGATCGCTTCTAAGTCAACCATCATTCACCCTTTCTCCACTTGTAGTGACTCATTGTATTCGCGCATCGTAACTCCATGCGCCTCCCACCATGCCTTGCGATCATCGTCATCGTAAATATCCCCTGCTAAACACAAGCTGCAAGTTATACTATTCCACTGCGGATAAAATCGCTGCGGTGAGCAGTAGTCCTGAACGTAACGATCTGAGCAAAGCCACATGCGGTCGCACGATGGACAACGATGGATTGGTGGATCAAAGCGCGGCGTCTCATTGTTACGACGACTTTCCAAGTCTCGATAAAGCCACGGAAATTTTTCTGCGCTCATGGTATAATCAGACGCTCTTTGACAGTCACGGCCACTTATCAACTTTCGGATCGGGATGGCAGTCGCACTCAGTTTTACCCTTCCAATCACACGTGGGACAAGTGCGCCGCTTCGATACTTTACGTTGATGCCCTGCCGCACATATATACTGCCGCGAGAGGCAGTTATCATCATGGCTATGACCTTTGGGCGACGAGTAGCCAACTAATGTTGCGACTTCAAATGGGCGCGTGTCGGCTCCCAACCTTTCCGAGTTGGGAAATGCTTCCGCCCAAGTTTGAGGGCGCATCGCAAGTCCACACTCAGGGCAGTTTAATTGCTCACTCATTTCCTGTCCTTCACCTCTCGCCACGACAACTTGACCCGCGTTCGATGCGGCTGCCGACTCAACTCCACCGGCTCACCACGTGAATTAGAACACAACGTCCAGCATGATTCGTAAGGCTTAGCGCCGCAGTACGTACACGCGACGTTTAGTGCCTTACGATTGCGGTCGGTGATGTTGGGGTCACGTTTACCTTTACCCATTGGCGGTGCGCCTTCTGTAGCTTGCGAGACACTTCTTGCAAGTGACTTTCTCAGGCGTCCACGTATGCAGAGTTCGCTCTGTGCGTGGAGTCCGACACCAATAACCACCCGTATCCGCTCGCCCAAGATGCAGCGCGACCTTGCGTAGTTTTGCCGTCACTGCCGCTAAGCTCATCGACTCTTATCTCCCTTTGCTCGTGGCGGTCGCATGGACTTGACCAACTTCTCCATCCGCGCCGTCGAATTCTCAGGTCTGGCAAGTTCAACCACCTCAGACGACATCACCGGCTCACCATTGCGCAGTCCATCCGGCACTCGCTCAATTGTCTTGACCGCAGACGACAATCGTACGCTCCCTAACCCAAACGACTCACCAGCAGCTCGTAACTGCGCCAACCCGTCAAGTACGTGTCCCTCCGGGGCGCTGTCGTCCTTCGCAAATTGCTTGATTAGCTTCAGCGTTGAGGGCGACACAAAACAGTAAAACGCTACTCGCTTCTTTGTCTTTGGTAGTTGTTTGCCCATAGCAGGACGATCTTACCACCGTCCACGCTATATTGCAACTATAGATTTACTATTTAGCTTTAGGGGTGGCGCTAATTCACCACCTCCGAATCATTCACTGGCTCAGTGGTGGGTGGTGGAATAATGGCAGGAGTCTCGCTGTTCAATATAGCTTCTGATTGTTGCGCGGCCAGACCAAGATCGCCAAGACCGGAGAGTTCGGCAGCGGCGAGTTTCACCCAATCGATCACATCAGCCTTAGTGATAATCGTCCCATCTTCAGCGGTTTTCTGTCGGATTACGCGCATGCACAAGCGTAGACGTTCTGCTTTCGCGGAAATCCCGACCATTAGCGTGAGGCGATCTACTTCGGCGGCGAAGTCAGGATGGGACAGCCAATTACCAATAGTTTTCTTAATTACACCGACTTTGTTAGCTGTATGCTGCCACGAATAGCCCATAGCAAGCTCAATAGCAGCTTCGGACCTCTGCTCAGTCCAGTGAAATGGCGTATGTTCGGGGTAGCTTTCAGATGGAGGACGTGACGACATTTTGAACCACAACTACCACACTATACCAATGGAGGGGAAGTAAAATATTATTTAACGTAGTTGATGGCCGTTTAATTTACGTTTCTTGCCATTAAGTTCTCCGCTCGCTTGGCGTTTGGGATTGATTACTAGTTTCTTTAAGTCGGCCACGCGCACTCGCTTTGTGGTTGACATTACCTCTTCAAAAGGAAGACGACCTTTTGTTATAGCATGTAGAATTGCTCCCCGTGTGCATCCTTTTACCCGCGCCGCCTCACTGATTGATAGCGTTTTCATTAACAAATACGATAGTGGATAAATAATTTGCTGTCAAGTGAAAATAATTGATATTTAGTATTGACAGGTGTTAGTAAGCGTGCTAATCTCGCCGCGTTCGATGGTTAGCTCAAAAGGAGACTGCAAATGAAAACCAAATCACGATACGCGGTAGTTGCCGACTTGCTTCGAACGGGTCACTCCACGCCGGAACTTGAGGCTGAATACATTCAACTAGATACCGCTCGCCGCGCTACGGACAAGCCAGTCTCTAACGGGACAAACTGGTGGGACTCGCCTGTGGCCGCTCGCATGTGGGGCGCAGACAGAAGGGACGTTGAGCGGTAGTATCCTCCACTGTTGGGTGAGATGAGAGTTTGAGTTCTTTGATAATCAGGTTTGCAGAAAGGTATCGGTAGACTATGGCTCTACAAGATTACTCAGGAACGATTACTAAGGTTGAATTGAAGCGGTTTGACCATCCCGATCCATACATCGGTCGCTACAGTCAAAACAGTAGTTACTATCAATTCAAGCTCTTGGTTGCGGTTGAAACGGAGAATGGTCAGTTTTGGTTCTACACTCCGCCCGCTGACTACTGTGTTAGCTGTCCAGTTGGATGCCCCTTAGCGGTCTGCATTGTCCACGAGAACGATTGGATTGCGGCAGTTGAGTACGATGACCCAATCGGCCACACGTGCGGCACCAAGCCGGAACCTAAGCTAAAAGCGGGTGAGCAGATAACCATCCGAGCAAAGGTCAAGCGAGAGAATACGCGATTTGGAACGCAACTCTATTACGTAAAACGCGCATAGGCGCACTAACCGCAAACCTGGATTACGAGAGAATTCAAGGTACAACTGAAGGAGAAATAGCTATGGTAACAGAAGTCTTAAGCACGGACGTTTGCGATACCCCGACATCTTGGGTGAACAAGGAACACTGTCCAGTTTGTGGTGAGTACGCTGAATGGCTTTGTACTGATGAGGGAAGCCAACTATTGATTGCCGGGATTGATTGCGGTCACTGATTCCAATTGACGAGATGGAGAATTGGAGGGGGATTCCAAATGAACACACACGCACCTAGTCTGTCGCAAGTAGTGGCCGCAATTGATGAAGCTTTCGCGCCGGATCTGCGCATTCTTGTGGACGGGGATATCATGATTGGATTTGAGCCAGTAAGTACGTGGGGCGCGGAGTACTTACTATTAACAGGTGGAATTGTCGTTGGCGGCAAATACAGTGAATTGAGATTGAACGGTCTAACGGTGGAGGTTAAAGAGCAATGACGCCTGAACAATGGAAACAACCACGAGCGGAACTAAGCGGCACATGGGTAGTAGCACTGCCGACAAACGAGGTTAAGTGTGCAACGTGTAACAACGCTGAAGAGTTCGGCGGCGAGATCAATGACAATGGTTGCTGCGACCTGTCCCGACTGTGAGCGAGCTGGTCGAGTCGGAGTTAGTACGCCAGCTATTGTTCACAAGACCGTGTTATGCACGGATTGCGCAAGCCAGAGGGATTATGAATATGAGCAAAGAGTTCGATAGCGACTATCCACGATTGCCGCAAATGAGGTCAATTAAAGTTGGTGTATTTCCATTCCATCGCGGCAGTTTTGGCAAACAATCGGTATCGCGATTCCGCGCCTACACGACTTGGTACAACCCGCAATTGCCCGGCTGCTGCGAGCATACCGTTATGGCCGTCACCGGCACCACGGCTAAGAAGTTGGCAATTGAAGAACACAAGGAGAACTGCCTTGGCTAACGAAATCAAATCAACGCCTGAACCAATATCACCAGCGTGGATAAAGAAAGCGGCGGAGAAGATCGTTGACGCCTATCGGGATGCACTGTGGGGCCATGAAGACGACGTTGCCGCGTTTATTGAATTTGAATATGCCAAAGAGTCGGAATGTTTGATGGCTGACTGCGAGAACCCACAAGAGCACTTCTGTTTTCAGCACTGCATGGAAGTTTACGCCACTAAAAAGCCGTCAGTCACTTCCATCGCTCGCCATTGCGAGGACGCTCGACAGGGTTGTTGCTTGCAATACCCTACGCCAGCAATGCCGCACGGTTGGTGTGTTTGCGCTTGCGGTAAGTGCGCGGTTGCAAAGTACGCTGCTACACCTGAGTACGGAGTAGAAGCGGGATGGAGCAGCGAGTGGCCTACCGTGGATGGATTCTATTGGATGCGCACTGAGCGCACGCGGGCACTTCCCGTCGAGATTAAGGGCGACGAGGTTTGGATGACGTACCAGATTGGTTGCGGCTATAAGGGCGACTACGAAAATGCTGAGTTCCTGCCATTACCCGTACCACCGGAGAAGTCCTAACCATGCTGCTATTTCTCTTTCTGATCGCTGTCATTGTTGCGGCTTCGTGTTCAGCCGTTCACACTCATACGCTGATGAGGTGAGGCGGGTAGAGCGGGAGCGAATTAAAACGAGTATCAAGGATGCTCCCATTTGGGATGGTCACGGACGCGCTGAATTTGACGATGTTCTCGCAGTTATTGATGGAGAAGAGGAAAGGTGAGTAGATGGCAATCTGTCGCATAGCAATGCTGGCTTACATCTGGAAAGACATGCCAGCATTCGATGGCTACACGGAGCAAGATTTACGGGACATGATTGTGTGGTGTAACGACATGATTGACCAAGGTCTGACATATGAGCCAATAGATAGATTCAGTTTGCGCGGATTTATCAAGTGGGCCAATAAGCAACTAAAGGATCACCAATGACTAACCCACAAGAGGAAATCACCTTACAGCACGACGGTCTTATGCCTAGACCGCTAATGACGAGCAGCGTAGAAGTTGCAGCAGTGCTGTTTTCAGAGACGATCAAAGTCTTGGAAGCGGCTGGATGGAAGCCACTATCGGGTGAGGGTTATCCGTATTGGTGGAGACATCCTAACCATCCTGAGATGGGACGCTGCTCAATTAGCGCGGCGCTCAAGCATTGCTGGACTCGAGTGACACAGTCGCCGCAACCTGCTTACCGTCCACCCTGTCCCATTACCCGCCGTGAGTGGTTCTTGGACATGGAGAATCCTGACGGCGAAGAAGTACCAACCTACGGAGGGCCATTCGATAGCTACACCGTGCCCTATGTTGACGACGACGGCGATTTGCGTTGTGAGCGATACGATCACGATGCGGGTGAATGGGTTGAAGGTGGCGAGCCATTAGGCGTCTGGCTAACGACCCAACAACCACTAAACAAACACTTACCGCCGTGGTTAGAACGTTCACGAAAGCCTGCCGTGGCTCAGTCACCAACAAAGAAAGTTGGCGTTCAGATCGACAAACACACGGGTGGCGCATACCTTGACCAGCGAGAAGTAATCGAGAGTGAGATGGAACGCATTATGGCTCAGTCAACCAGTGAGGTGCGGGTGTGCGTGAAGTGTGGTAGTCAAACAGAACTACAAATGGTCTGTGAGAAGTGTGGGGATAGAGTTGCGTTGCCCTGAGTGATTTCAAGGAGACGAAAAACCATGAGCGAAACAAACAAACGAATCAACTTCTGCGAAGCGTACAAACGTCCCGGCGATCCTGATTGGTATTGGAAGATTTACCACTACAACGCCGCTGATCAGGAAATCGTTACTGACCGCGCCAAGGCAGGATTTGCGACCCCTGAAACGGCTTTAGACGCAGGGGTGGAATATTGCGATGAGCATAACATTGACGCTGAGTTGGTATTCAACTGATTGGAAGCCCTCAGAATCGCCCAACACGTGTCAGAAGTCGCGTTTCACCCCTTCTCGGCGCTCTGAGGGCAATTGTGAAGCAAATAGCGCCATTCTACGAGACGAGGAGAACCTGAAAATGAACAACCTGCCAAATAGCCCTAATTTGCGTCCTGTGGTTATAGGAGCGAAGTCCGAAGTCGTAGACCTAAACGCTGACTCGGACAGTCCTATAAGTCAGGGGCGAATTCCAGAGGCGTTAGAAGTCGAATTGGCACGAATGAGACGCAATCCGGCAGAATTTTGGGTTAGAAGGCGTGTTTCGTGTGCGTTGGGATGCCCAAAGGTAGATGGAGTGGGTGCGGCATATGCGTTGAGTCACGCTAACTCAGATGAAGCGGGATCGTGGTGTCTGATGCATGGCTGGACAAGTTTTGACAGTGTTTCGTGTCCGCCGACTGAGCGGTTGAAACCGCATGAGATTGAGGAACGCGAGTTAGCCGCGAAACGTAAACGTGGTCCGCGTAAGAAAACAGCAGGAAAACAACTATGAGCTACGACAACCCCAGACAGAATAAGTATGAAGGCGACGGGCCGTACGAGTCAAAAACTGCACGAGAGGCAAAGAATGACCAACCGTGGACGCCGGGGCAATGGCAGTTAGAAACCGTCCCAACCCAAGTGGGTATTTGCCATAAAATTGGCCCTTTCCCGTCGTTGGGTGTGCGCGATCAGACTTCTGCTTGTATCTACGTAGACTCCGGGAGTCTGGGACGCTACGAGGGGATTCCCGGCGAACTCTACTTTTGCGGTAAACTGCGGCGAGCGTTATGTCTCGCCTTACGAAGACGAGCAACACGACAGTGATAAATGCGGGAAGGATTAGAAATGAGTAACGAATGGTTAAGTGAAGGTGAAGAATCAGTAGAACGTGAAGAGTTCTTTGGCGTCCACGAAGACTTTGACGACGATCCTCCTGTTGAGGATGGGCCAGAACTCAAGCCGATATACGTCGCGTCTCGTGCGAGCGTGCCAGAACGCGGGGAAATGTGGCGGAAGTTTCGACGACAGGGAATACCTATCAGCTCATCATGGATTGACGAAGACGGACAAAACCAAACGGATGACTTTGGCGAGCTTTGGGAACGCATCACGAACGAAATCAAGTCAAGCAATGCGGTGGTGCTCTACGCCGAGGATGACGACTTCCCGCTAAAAGGCGCATTCATTGAAGCGGGTATTGCTCTTGGCTTAGGAGTCCCGGTCGTTGTCTGTCTACCGAACGTCACACTTACGCAATCGTTTCGCCCTATCGGATCGTGGATAGCTCACCCGCTTGTCAGTCGCGTTGACGATGTTGAGGCGGCGGTCAATCTCGCGCTCTATACTCGTGCTCCAGTCTCATCGGAACTCAAGCCGGATGCGCCGGAAAGAATCTGGCTCCGCAAAGTTGAACGCGACGGTCACGAAAACTGGACGCAATGTGCGGGGCATGACAAGGGCGATGTGGAATTTATCCGCTCTGACTTAGCCCGCGCTTCAGTCTCACCAAGGGGAGAGGTAGAAAGGGGCTATTGGCCCACACTGCTGGATAGAGGTGACGGGGTGAGCGATCACTATTGCATTGGTCGTCTTATCCGAACCAACGAGCCCTACTGGGAGTTTTGGAATCAAGGACAGTGGGTTAGCGCGGGAGAGGTGTTTGTAGGCAGGGAGAATGCGCAAAAGGCACTAGACCGTCTCAGGACGATATACGACTCGCCCGACCGTGTAAGGCGATTACTCGCCGGGCAAAACATAAGACTGGAACAAGCAGAGCGAGAAGTCGAAAGGTTAGACGCTGAACGCGATGCCCTTAAAACAGAAGCGAAAGAGCTGCGTAAGGTTTATTCAGCAGCCATTGACGTAGTTGCCCACTGTCGCGGACTAGCCCACGAGAAAGGCATCTTGGTCACAGGCGTTGAAGATTTGGACACTACGATGAAGAAATATGAAACCGCTCGCACTGCTCTAACCAACACAGGAGAAGAAAATGAATCAGGGGAATGAGTCGCTAAGCAATCATCAGTGCGAAATCACTGGTACGCGCAAGTTTGACAACTCACTGATCTGGAAGTGCGTTAAGTGCAAACGAGCGGGACTGGGATTACTCGGCCCTTGTGCGCCACCATCCGGCCCGCGTGGTCGTAGGGCTAAACTAAAGCAATGCAACTAACCAAGTATCCTCCACCACCCACCTACGATGAATTTCCCCTGAGGGTGGAAGTAGAAGTTAAGAGTTGAGGAAAAGTTATGATTACGACAGCAACAGACGAAATCAACGACGTTGACATTGACGATCTCGCAGAGGACGCACTACCACCAACACGATGCGCCATGATAACGGGAGCGGCAGGTACGGGCAAAACCTACATGATTCGTGAGCGTATCGCGGCAGACCCAACAGACGGCGTACTGTGCGCCACAACAGGGATTGCGGCGGTAAATCTCGGCACGGTGACGATTAACTCACTGTTGAAGTATTACGATACGGAATCGCTAACAAATGCGTTTATCAGTGGACGACTTACCACCACACTCGCACGACTAGCGAAATCCTATCGCAATCTATATCTGGACGAAGTGTCCATGATGGCCGCTGAGCAACTGGACATCCTCTGGCAAGCGGTAGGTGAAGCAAACAAGCAGAAGGGTGTGCAGAAGGTGAGGCCAGAGGGGTTGGGAATTACACTTTGCGGAGATTGGTGCCAGTTGCCGCCGATTAACGCTCGCTGGGCATTTGAGGCTGATTGCTGGCCGGAGTTTGAAGCGCACACTGAGCGATTGACAAAGAACTGGCGACAAGGTGAGGGTGAGTTTCTTAGCGCGATTAACTTGCTGCGAGCGGGTGAGGGTGTCGCTGGAGCCAATGCACTCTCCTTCACGGACGCTACCTTCACCAACGCCCTCGACCTTTCCTTCCCCGGCACGACCATCATGGCGAAGAATGATGAGGTGGACCGCTTCAATTGGGTAGCGTTGCGAAAGGTGAAGGGAGAGAGTTTTCGTGTGGAGTCGCGTCGCTGGTATGAAGCACAAAATGATGCACGCTGGCCGCCGAATGATTGGAAGAACATACCGGAGTCGCTGGAGTTGAAGATCGGTGCATACGTGATGATATTGGCAAATGCGCGAGCGGCGGATAGTGCGGATCTTGCCTACGCAAATGGCGACTGCGGATGGATTGTCGCACGAAACAAGGACTCGATTAGCGTGAAGTTGGCGCGTAACGAGAAGGTGGTGGATGTCGTGGCGATTGAACGACACGCAACAACAACAGACTACAATGAAAGCAAGTGCAAAGAATTCTCCGGCTGGGGCCGTCCGTGGTTTGATGAGCGCAGTGGGCGATACGTGATTGGAACTGTGCGGTACGTGCCGTTGCGCCTCGCTTGGGCGAGTACGGTGCACAAAAGTCAGGGCTTGACGTTGGATCGCGTGCAACTTGACCTCCGTAACGCCTTCTTCGGTAAACCAGCGATGGCGTATGTTGCGGTTAGTCGATGCCGATCCGCAGAGGGATTGCGCATCATTGGTACTGAGCGTCTACTCGCGCAGAGGTGCAGCGTTGATCCGAAGGTTAGGCCGTGGATTTGATATTCATCTGTTTCTCTCTTTTCTCTTACTGTCCGCCACTCCTGTCTGCCTTCTGCCACACTTAAGTGTGTGGCATTTGGCGGCAGAACATTCAGCGTCTGTCATATTCACTTGGCAGTTAGTTGGCAGAACTGACAGAACTAACGTCAACTTCAATATCTACAAGAGTTAGAATTTTTGCTTTCTTGGCAGGTGCTTGGCGGACAAGAGCGCGGCCTTCGTCTGTCAGGGTGTACGGGTCGCCTCTTTTGCCATGCGTGATTGTCAGTTTACGTTCTAGGTTAGATAATACACGGTAAAGGCTGCGTTCAGGAATGTTAGTGGTATTTGATATCTGAGTTGCACGCGCACCGCATCCCTCGAAGACTTCAAGCGCCAACATCTCCAAGATTTGCATTTCCTGCGGCGAGAACTTGGAACCGCTGAAAGCATCGCTAGGTATGAGAACGCCGGAACTACCAACACTGAAAAATCTTAATTCGTTCGTGGGCCACGCTTCGTCATCTTTCACCTTCGAGCATGACACGCGAATAACGCCGTCACCGCTAGCTGTCATCTCGATCATCGAATCTGCCGCACCACGTAACGAACCTGAACCGCGTTCTCCGCGTTCCGCTCGGTTAGAGTGATGCACCCATGTTGAAGCGCAGCCAACCTCACGCTGAACAATAGCCGTGTTCTGAATAGCTACGCCCATGTCCCGCGCTGAGTTTTCATCGCCGCCAACTAGACATCGGGCTAGCGTGTCAAACACGATCAACTGAGGTTTCAAGGGCTTAACAAGGGTTATTAAGGATTTTACAATGGGCGCACTGAGCAGATTTACTTCTTGACAAATGAAATGAAGATTTTCTATTGATTCTCCATAGTGTTGACTCCACGCACTAAGCCGCCTATCCAATCCCCCTGCGCCTTCCGCTGCTACATATACAACTGGAGCCGTTCGCGCCAGTGTCAGAGCGCAACCCAGTACGTAGAATGATTTGTAAACGCCGCTGGGACCAAACACCACATTGAAGCCGCGTGAGATAAATTTAGTATTACCGAGATACTCAGTAGGCGGGAGACAAGCAATCTGCTCTCTCGAAATAAGTTTGAGAGGGTTCATCCTCAAGCTGCTTTAGTTTTCTTTGGCCGATTGTGGGCGATATTCCACGAGGGTCGGTAGAGACGAATTAGATATCGTTCCAGTTCATTTAGATTCTCGGCTGCTACCCGCACCCACACTATGTGAATTGCGGCTGCAAACCAAGGTCTTTTTCGACATCGAACCTTTAGGGATTTTGCTTGCCCAATATAGATAATGCCGTGTTCTGGATGGATCACAAAATAGATACCGGAACAGTTCGACAAAAGTCCGTGCGCCGCATCAATAAGAGGCAACGAACCAAACTTGTATCGAACTTCGAGGAGGTCGCTAAGCCGCTCGCTTTTTTCCATTAGAAGAGAAATTACGCCGCCGTCGGTTGCTGTGCCTCAATATTGCGCACGGCCTCACGTACAGCCAGCCGCAAACAATCAGTGTACTTGATTAATCCGTACTCTTTAGCGATGCGATCTAAGCAATCTTGATCGTCACTATTCAGCAGGATACTGATTGCTTTATCCTCTCTCACTGCCTTGGATTTCTTCTCGGTGCTCATATTCCAAAACGCTAACATAACTCACAGTTAGCCGTCAATAAGAATTTTAAGAAAGAATTTGAAAGATTTTAGTTGACACGTGATTAGTTCTGGTTTAGAGTGTCCCTCGCAATGACGAAGACCTACTCCAATAGCGAACTTGCTAGCTTTAAGATGTGTCCTATGCAGTGGAGGTTTCAATACGATCTCCACTTGCGCTCCATTGAGGATGAAAGTGGCGACCATCATTTGCGGTTTGGCGCAGCCTTTCACGCGGGATTGGAACAACTGTATCGTGGTAATGGCATGAGCGCGGCAATGGACGCGGTGAGAGCAGGGTATCCGCGCCAATTGGACGTGAGCGACTTCGCTAAGACGTTGCCGAATGCGCTCGTTACACTAAAGGACTATGCCGCACGTTGGGGTGAGGAAGATCGCAAGTGGGGCGTGGTTGAGATTGAAACCTACAGTGAAGATGAAGGGTACAACCTGAAGCCGGACTTGATTATCGAGAATCTGGAGCATGGTGGGCGATACTTAGTGGACCACAAGACCACGGGTAGTTATCTCAACTACAACTACTGGAATCAATTTCAACCGAACAGCCAACTCACCTACTACATTGATTACGGTCAAAGTAAGTACGGTGAGATTGAAGGCTTCATTGTTAACGCGATTTCCTTCCGCTACCGCCAACGCGCAAGTAAGGACGGCCCCGCTGGATTCTGGAATGCGTTTGAGCGGCAGGTGTTCAATCGCAATGAGAGTCAATTGGAGTTTGAGCGTGCAAGTCGAGCAGCATGGGTGGAGTCACTGGAGCGCACGCGAGAGAGCGGTTTCTATCCCACGAATACAGGCGCGTGTAGGTTCTGTAGTTACAAGTCACTCTGTGCGCCGGGATGGACTTGGGAGAATGACCGCGACCTCATTGAACTGCAATTTCGCCAAGTCTGTGAGAGGCGGATTGAGGGTGAGAGTGCGGGCGGAAGATGCGCTTTAGACCTTGATCATGAAGGCGAGTGTGCGGCTCAAGTGCCGAGTGAGAACGAGAGCGAATTCAACATTACCGTGGAGGTGTGAGTGATGATCTACTGTAGCAATTGCGCGTTAACGTTCAATGACGATGAGGCGGTTGCGGTAGGACTTGATTTCGCCACGGCGTATGTTGAGCAGTGTCCTGAGTGTTCATCCCAGAAACTGTTTACGATTGAAGATAAGGAGAACTGATGTCCAGCACTATTCCCACAATAAATCCCAACGTACGCTATCGCAGCGTGGCGGCGTTAAAGAAACTGCTACTACCTGACCTTGAAGCCGCGCTAGGCTCACCCGTGGTGATTCAGGATAGCGATAGTGAGCCTCTCGCCGTCCTTGTGCCGTGGGGTACGTATTTGGAATTGCAGGAATCGGCTTCTGCCAACGGAAGCAAATCGAACTAGAAATCCCTTGCAAGGGGAAGGAGACGCAATGAGGCACCTTAGACGTGTCTTAACTTACGACCCGCATGGGCGTGTTTAAATATCGTGCAAAGTTGCGTCTCTGCTTAACTGAAAACTACAACCACAAACCTTCTCCAATGGCTCATATGCCGTGGATACAAGCACAAGAAAGGTAAACGAATTCTATGCCATCTCCGTCCGACTTCCTTAACCGCAAACCTACGATTACCGCGATGATTAACTCCTACTTTGGAGGCGGTAAGACCCTGCAAGCGCATTCGTTCCCGCGTTGCTATACGATCTCCTGCGACCCGGCGGGATTAGAAACACTGCGACAACCCACGAATAAAAAGTTTCTCGATAATCTTGTCTGGTTTGAGGAACTGCACAACGAGAGTGAAGTGGAATTAAAGAAACTGTTTCGAGAAACAGCAAGGAGCGATGAGCGCGATTCCGTCTATGGCTGTCTCGCTCACTGTAGGGAACTAGCGGCGAAAGGCGAAATCGACACGCTTGTTATGGACGGCGCTAACTATTTCGTAGACATGAAGTGGCAAGCAATCTGTGAGTTTGAAGAAGTGCGCAGCGAGAAGTCGGGGGAAAAAAATTCACAGGCAATGTATAGGAATCTTGGTCTATATCTGCAACGCTTCTTCGCTTCCGACCTACTCACAATGGCAACGCGCAACGGGCTAAACGTAATCTGCACCTTCCACTTGAAACGCGAGAGTGAGGAGACGGTGCAAGGGTCGGACAAGATAAAGAACCGCGCTAAGAAGGTGGCGTTAAACTCCGACATTGCGCCATTGATTGAGGGTGGTTTTCGCGCACGGGCAGAAGGGCTGTTTGGTGCGTCAATCTACCTTGATAGAAGAATTAAGGAAGGGAAGGTTGTCTATGAAGCGATCTGCGGACTTGCGCCGGGATTGGGAACAATCGTGAACGCTAAGAACCGCTTCGGCCTCCCGGCGCGATTGGACTTAACCGATAAATCTCTCTATGAAGCTATTATGAATTCACTACGAGTGAAGGGTAGTGCGACTGCGGCGACAGCGACAACAGCTAAGCCTGCAATTGCTCCACCTCCCACGGCCACGCCTACAACGGCGGCTAAAGTCAATTAACCAGCAACACAAGACTAAACAAGGAGACTAAAAACAAATGTCAGAAGCATCAGCATCAGCATCAGCAATTGATTACGGTGAGACGGATGGGGATGAGGGATTCGATATTACCGATCCCGTGGATATTGGAGATCTCTCAGACCAAGAGGGGAATGATGTCATTGAGAAGGCGAGTAAGGTTCGCTTCGAGATTCGCAAGGCGTCAGTGCGCGACTACGTGAAGCAGGGTGAGGTTGCGTGGCGGAAGAAGTTTCTCGCGTTGGATCTGGTGGTTGGTCCACTTGGGGTTGACGGTGAGGGCAAGTACGCCAACAAGCACTTCTTTCAAGACTTGCTGCTTGTGGCGAACACAACCGACTACCCCGACCTCAACACTGACCACTACAAAACGAAGGCGCGATTTCAAACGAAGATGTTTTTGAAAGCGATGGGGTTTGATCCTGCTGCGCCGCCAAGGATCAACGATGAGTTTCTTGAAGGATTGTTGAATCAGGAGGTCGTCGCGGACATTCAGCGCAAGGAAATCCAAACGCCGCCAGCGGAACCGGGCGGTAAATGGGTTGGGACAGGGGACTACTCCAATATCGTGGCGAATTTCCGCGCTGCAAGTTAAGGGGGCACGTGATGGCGGGTGGGTACGGGAATGGTGGCAGTGTGGGTGAGGGTGACAGCAATGACGAGCAAGGAGTCTACACCTTCATCATTCCCGACCTACCCCCTAGCGTGAATTCGCTTCATCAGGTGATCTGGAGTCAACGCAAGGTAGAATTGAAGCCGGAAGTGAGACTATGGCGCAGTCAATCGAAACCTTCTATTCCACGTCTACGGCTGACTACGGATTCGCTGCTCAACGTGGATCTAACCTTCCACTACCGCCAACACTGCAAGAACGGGAAGTTGCGGCGGTTAGACACGCACAATTGCGTCAAGGTGATACTGGATTTGATTGCGGAGAAGTGCGGGTTTGACGACTCACGAGTTAAGAGTGGGAGTTGGTCAAGTGTTGACGATGTGAACGAGCGCGTTGAGGTGAGGTTGAGAGAGATTGTGAGCGAGTAGTGAGTGAGGCGCTACCACTGCGCCGGAAGCGAAGGGGTGGGTGAGGGTGATGACGACTAAAAGGAGATTAAAATGATTACGTTATTGATTGTTGGCGCGATTGTGATTATCGGTTCGGTAGGGCTATTGGCATTGATTCTACGAAAGCCAAAGCGGACGACTCGGTTAAGTGACAACCTTATATCGCCACGGCGTTATCGTCCACAATACATGCCGTCTCAGCCTTACGAGAAACGCGCTGCGTCAACGTACGTGCCGCAAACTTACACGTCGAGAACTCATGAGCTTGTACAGCAACCTAATACGCTATCAGACTCATCGCTAACTGATTTCTTCATCGCAGACTCAATCATTAGCTCCGCTAGTGACTACTCATCGCCGTCGTCAGATTCGTATTCAAGTGACAGCGGTTCAAGTGTGGGCGACTCAAGCGGTGGCGGAGATTTTGGAGGGGGTGGAGCGGGAGGAGATTGGTAACGAAGACGCCAGTGCCAACGCTGTAATCGAGTGAGGAAGGAAGGTAACAATGGCAAAGAAGAATGTTGAACTACTGAAACGGTTGCGAATGAGATTTTTGAGAATGCGGCATCCGAAACATTTCAACATGGCTGTAATCGCAGTTGAAACAGACTGCGGCAGTCAGATGTGCATTGGTGGACACATTCTCGACCTCTGCGGCTATAAGACACGACCTCGTACGGGAAAGAGAAATCGCTATCTCGACTCCGTGCTTGGTGTTGATTTTCTGTCTCCTACCGGACGCAAGGTGAGTAACCCTTTGCAGGCGGCGCGACAAGAGGTAGGGCTAACTCTGCGTGAATCTACTCTGTTTTATGACATGGATATTCACACGCCCAAGCAAGCCGCCGCCCGCATCCAGCAACTAATCGACGGGTGCGCGTAATGGGTAGGTCGGTAACTTTAACCATCAATACTTGCGGCGAGTGTCCGTTTGTTTGTCACTCAGGAGCGTTTACGCCGGGTGGTCCCAAGGCGACTTGTGGACATAGGCATTCTATTGAAAGTTTCACAAATCAGGGTGACGTGGATCGCTACCATTGGCGTTATCGTCGGGTAGAGCAGGATCATGAACCACCAGAGAGATGTCCGTTGCGAGAGGTTACAGAATGAGCGAGACGAAGACTACGAAACTGACAATTGAACAAGCATTACAAGACGCAAAAGAGTGGCAACACGACGTTACTCAAGCGTGGAACTTCGACGGTCCATGGTTAAGCGTGCTTATTGAAGCCGTGGAACGCATGGTGCCCGTGGTCGTTGCTGCTGAGAAGTGGCACGGGAACGATCATGTCAATAATAAGATCGACTTACACCGCGCTATTGATAGGTATTGTAAAGGAAGGGGAGAGTAGGAATGGAAGCCAAAGTTGAAATAGCAATCAAAGCACCGGAGACGGTGAGCGAGACTGATGCTGAGCGCGACTTGCGCGCACAAGCGGAGTTTATGTTCCACGAGACGCACCCGCACGGATTGTGTAAGGACTACGAAGCGGGATGGAAAGCGGCAAAGGCATACTACGAGGTCGCGCAATGACCACCACCACTTTCTCAATTAACCGAAAAGTTTTGCGGGAAGAGTTGGCGCTGTTAGTTACTGTCCTCGCAAAGAAGTCCACGATCCCCGTACTCGAATCCGTCATGATGGGTTGGGACGAGCGATTAACTCTCACTGCGTCATCGTTGGATATTACCATGATCAGTGAAGTGGAGTTGCCAGCGGCACTAACCGTTGAGCATGATGCATTCTGTCTACCGTTACGAGAGCTGCATCGTCTTGTATCGTTGTTTGAGTGTGAAGATGTCTCATTCACTATTGACCGCGACGGCAAGGGCGCAGGCCGCATCCTCGTACAAGGTGGGAAGTCGAAGCATAAGTTACCGTTTTGGGAAGTGGAGGAGTATCCGAAGCTTGATGTGGTTAGTCACCCGCAAACGTTCACTGTAAGCGATGGCCTCATTGCCGCGCTCACTCGCATTATCCCATGTGCATCATCTGAAGATAACTGTCCCGCATGGCAATACGGTGTGCAGTTTGAAGGCGGTGAGGATGGGTTAACATTAGCGGCGTCCGACTCGCATCGACTGGGTTACGAGACAATTAAAGGAACTGCACCAACCTTCTCAATCTTAGCATCCGCTGTCGGATTAAAACCGCTACTAGGCATGGAAGATGGGTCAGTTACTATCGAAGTTGGCTCCACGCTCATTGGCTTTCAACGTGGTCCGCGTAAGGTAGTCTGTCACTTGATAGAGGGTAGTTTACCCAACTGGCGCATGATTATTCCTAAGCACTCGCATCAAGTGGAATTTAACAGCAAGGCGTTTACTTCCGCGCTGAAACGCGCTGCCGTGACCAGAGACGAACGCGCTAACAGTGGGATGAAATTCACGTTCTCATCAGATTCATTAATCATCGAAACTGCTACCCAAAAAGGTGAGGCGTCGGAGCCAATAACCATTACCAGTAATCTCAACGGTAACAACATCGAGATAGGCATCAATCCTGATTACCTGAATAGTTACTTAACTCACGCGGGCGAAAATGTCACGTGCGAACTAGGTGACAGTAACTCATGGCCGCTGTTTAGTGAGAATGAATCTAACTTTAAGTGCGTGATTGCGAGCATGAGGCTTTAATGGATTACAACGACTTCCTAGCCAGTAAGCGAATTGAGATTACAGCGAGTGGGTTTACGCCTGACGCTCTCAACCCCGCACTATTTCCATTTCAAGCGGACATTACGCGATGGGCGCTGGAGCGCGGAAAAGCAGCCCTATTTGAAGATTGTGGCACCGGGAAAACTTTACAACAATTGGACTGGTCTGAGCAGGTCGTGAGGCGCGTGAACAAGCCGGTGTTGATTCTCGCCCCGCTTGCGGTGTCAAAACAAACAGTAAGAGAGGGGCAGAAGTTTGGAATTGAGGCACACGTTGCCGTTGAACAATCGGACGTAGTTAGGCCGGGGATTTACATTACAAATTATGAGAAGTTGCACCACTTCGATCCGTCTGCGTTTGGCGGCGTAGTACTCGATGAAAGCTCAATCCTCAAATCATTCACAGGCACAACACGCAATCAATTAATCGAAGCGTTTGGCAATACACCTATGAGGTTAGCGTGTACTGCGACTCCAGCCCCGAACGATCATATGGAACTCGGAAACCATAGTGAGTTTCTAGGGGTACTGACAAGGACGGAAATGCTATCTACGTTCTTCGTCCACGATGGCGGTGAGACTTCCAAGTGGAGATTGAAGGGCCATGCTGAAGAAGAATACTGGAAATGGGTTTGCGCTTGGGCGGTGATGCTACGGCAACCCTCAGACCTTGGCTACGACAACGATGGATTCGTACTACCGCCTCTCAATTACCATCACCACGTCGTTAAGAACACACGGCACCTTGACGGATTCCTATTCGCAACTGAGGCCCAATCTCTTATGGAACGACGGCAGGCCAGACGTAATAGTTTGAATGAACGCGTTGAAATGTGCGCGGCATTAGTGAATGAGTCAACGGAGCCGTGGTTGATCTGGTGCGATCTCAACGATGAGGGAGATCAATTAACCAAGCTGATCCCTGACGCGGTACAAGTTGCCGGACGCGATAAGGATACTGATAAAGAAGATCGGATGCTTGGATTCAGTGAGGGAAGGTTTCGTGTTCTCGTTAGTAAGCCGTCGATCTGCGGGTGGGGCATGAACTACCAGCATTGTGCAAATGTCGGGTTCGTAGGTCTAAGCGACTCGTGGGAGCAATGGTATCAGGCCATTCGCAGGTGTTGGCGATTTGGTCAAACCAAGCCCGTCAACTGTCATGTATTCAGCAGTGAAGCGGAAGGCGCAGTCGTGAGGAATATAGAACGGAAAGAAGCTGACGCCGCACGAATGGCAAAGGAAATGGTTAAACATATGAGTGTGTACAGCGTGGAAGCGTTACATCAAACCGTGAAGCAGTCGGATAGCTATCAGACGAAAGTTGAAAGTGGGCAGGGATGGAAAGTGAGATTGGGTGATTGCGTTGAAGGCGCGAGAAGCATGGCTGATGATTCAGTCCATTTTTCTATTTACTCTCCGCCTTTTGCTAGCTTATATACGTACAGTGCCAGCGGACGCGACATGGGCAACGTGCGCACCCACGCAGAGTTTTACGAACACTTCAAATTCCTTACCAGTGAGTTGTATCGCATTCTCATGCCGGGACGATTAATGTCAGTGCATTGTATGAATTTACCAACAAGTAAAGAACGTGACGGAGTAATCGGGATCAGTGACTTTCGCGGGGATCTGATTCGCATATTTCAGGACGCGGGGTTTATCTATCATAGTGAGGTATGTATTTGGAAAAATCCTGTCACGGCTATGCAACGAACGAAAGCACTGGGATTGCTGCATAGGCAGTTAGTGAAAGACTCGTGCATGAGTCGGCAGGGCATACCGGATTATCTTGTCACTATGCGCAAGCCCGGTGACAATCCTGAACGAGTAACAGGAGCGCTTAATTATTATGTTGGCGATGATCCTTCAATGGAGACTGACAATCATTGGAACCCAGAGTTTCCGGTCCCGACAACAGAAACACGGAACTCAATCAACATCTGGCAACGATACGCTTCACCTGTCTGGATGGACATTGATCCATCTGACACTCTGCAACGCGAATCGGCTAGAGAAGAACGCGATGAGCGCCACATCGCACCCCTCCAGCTACAAGTTATTGAACGAGCATTGCAACTATGGACCAATCCCGGCGATCTGGTTTACTCCCCATTCGCGGGCATAGGATCAGAAGGTTATAAGGCAATTCCAATGGGGCGCAGATTTGAGGGAGATGAATTAAAGTTCTCGTACTGGAAACAGGCTGTTGCTAATTTGCGCAACGCCGAATCCGCAATGGAGCAAGATACATTGTTCAAGGAAGCACTTGCATGAGCGATACACAACGAGTCTGCATGTCGCAACCATTCTGTCTCTGCGTTGGCGAAGTAAACGAGTGGGATGAATGTTGCTGTACGGGAAACATTGTCGGATGTAGTAGTAAGCAATGCGAGGCGTGCGGCGCAGAGTTGGAGTTGATCGACTTTGAGACAGGAGAGAAAGTCGCATGATCGGCTCCCTTTCAATTCAACAACAACACTTCCCCGATCATCGTGGTCATAGGCCGTTGTCGTATGCAGTGTACCTCTCCACCGATGAACAAGTAGACGGCATTGACCACTGGCAATCGAAGGAGACGGCGAGATATTTCGTTTGCTATGCGTTTAATCATCAGAACGCACAATGGGCCGTGGGAGAGTTGCGCCGCTATCTCACGCCTTTACCATATACCCCACTTCAACTCACCTCCTCCGTTCGCTTTACTCACTGGATGTATGTGAAAGGGAAGGCGAGTTGGTGGAGGCGGGCTCTGCGACGGTTGAGAGGGATTTGGTAGGGCGGCAAAACTGCGGCAACGTTGGCTGCGGTAAATGTTCGCCTACGCTACAACGATTGGCGGCTGCATAATGGACACCACTACCATCAAAGAAGCAATCGAGCGCGACGAATGTCCAACGTGTAACTACTTTTTGCGCGTCGAGATACTCGATAGTGCGGTGAGATTCTATTGTGCATCGCTGGAGTGCGGCTGGAGTTACGAGTACGAGCGCGGCGGGACGGAAGCGTACAACTTAGGCGTGGCGGCGGCGATGCGAACGGTCGCAGAAATTACCGAGGTATTTCATGGCTGACCATCCAGATGTAGCAGGGTGCTTACTGATGGCGTTGGCTGCGGCAGTGATAGTTTTAGCGATTGCACTAGCGGAGAGATTGGCGAAGTGAGAACTACGGAGGTGTAGCACGGATGAGTGTGACCGAAGAACATTTAGCGGGCGCATGTGGACTGGACGGTGAAGAGCTAACTCTTGCGTTGTTGCACGAGAACGAACGTCTCTTGATGTCCAACGCGCAGTACAAACGGCAGAAGAATGCCGGGTTTTGGTGTTGGCTAATTACAAGTTGCTTGTTAATTGGGCTATTGATTATTAGTCTTGTTTCCCGCTAACTCCATCTGCACCGCGATTAGGGAGGGGAAGGAATGAAGTTAGCGTTAATTTATTCCAGCTGTGCAGTTGGTGGTTGGTTTATCGGTTACGGCGTAGGTCGATTACAGCGCCTCTTGCAACGGAGACGACCGCAATGACCCCGCACACCCGCTCCATACTTCGTGATCTACTTGGTGCAGCGTTGGTATCTGCAATTGGATTCGTGCTGTGGTGTGCAATGGTGGCGGTGGGGGAGTAAAAAGAAAATGCCACGAGTCTTAACGGAAGTTGACGGCGACGAAGACGAAAACACCTTTGCGCTGCGTCCATATGGGTTGCTGCTTATTAAACTTCAGTCTGACGCGTTGGCCCGTAAAGCGTGTAACGCATTGGAACTGCATATGCGGAAGTTTAAGCAATCGATTCACGTTGAGGACGATGGATTGCATTTCAGCCCCGGAATGGACAATGAGGATTTTGCTATCGTTAATCGAGCGATAATGTGGCACGATCTAACCGAGTCCAAATTACATGCTGAGGCTGAGGTGGACTTACACGAAGCAGTAGAGGCTGCAAGGCGTAAGACATGGGCGCGAAGACGCGAACAAACTTAACCAGCGAGGTCTAAGAGGCACAATGAATAATTCCAGACAAGTACACCGACGAGAAGCGTTTCAATCAGCGTTTGTGTCGATGCCGTTGTGGGAAACGTGGACAACGAGCAATGAAGACGTTCCGCCTAAAACTATCGTAACGAATATGTATCAGGCAGGACTTGAAGCAATGACGCAAAGGTTGAAGTTGAGCCGCCGCGAACTCGACAGCACTGTAAAGCTATTCCACGCCGCGTCCGACGTGATATGGCGCGACAGAAGGCTAAACGTGAATTAAGTATCTAACAATCTCTCCCACTCTTGCTCCTTGGCTAGACCTATGGTGCATCGCAGTGGGGAGGAGGGAATGCGTAGATGATTGAGGGCGGTAGAGGCCGCAAGCTAAAACCGTTACCTACGCGATTGCGAGCACTGACGGATCGAAAAGGCAATTCGATAAGTCCAAAGTAGAACCGAGCGACCTCAGTCTACGCATCCCTAACTTTTGACAATTCTCCCGCACGAAACGGCTCCGGGGAGGGCGGTTATTTGCGGGGAAGAATGCGCGGGCGGCGTGGAAGGACACGCAGGCAGGGGCGCTGGAGGCGCGAACCCGCACGGGCCAGCAGATTAAGTTCGTAGCGCCGTGGAGCAAACTCATAGTCGGTATTAAGCCCGACCCCGCGCAATTCAATTCTTTGAGAGAAGGAGAAAACCATGAGGAAGTTTGAATCATACGCAGGGTCAAGAATTAACGGAGCTATTGCTCTCGCTATCGATGAAGCGCGAAAGCACTCCGACACGGTTGAATTTGAATTCAATGGCGTGACAGTTCAAGTCGCTGGTGACTCGAATCCTGAGCTGATTCTACGCGATTGGTGGCGCGGGATGTTGCGACCGTCAAATACTTTCACGGTCGAACCCTATCCGCCTGTCGAATTGAGCGCGGAACAGTTGGCGGAAGATAAACGGCTGACAGATGAGCGCGACGAACGCCAGCGCGTCCGGCAAGCGGAATACGACAAGAGCCAAGCGATTAAGACGGCGACACTTCAGGGAGCGTTAGCATCTGCGCCTCCGTTGGCTCTACGCGATGTCGGCAAGTGGCAGTCATGGGTTGACGCCAATTCAGACGGGTACGGCGCAGCCTGTGTTCGATACGCCGAGAAGTGGGGGCGGTTGATGCAAGCGCGAATGCCACAAGGGTTGGAGTCGGCACAGATAACGCGATGGCTTGTTGATAACGCCGAAGAGTGTTCGAGCGTGGCGGACGACGAAGGAATCACAGGATTCATGTACGGCGCGGCGGTGTCAATGCTCGCTGGAGCTTGGGAACACGGCGAAGAACTCCGACGCTGGCACAACCTCAAAACCCAAATCAAAGACGAAGGCGAACGAGCGAACAAAAGCGGCGGTGTTTTGAATCCTGCGGTTCTGTCTATTGGTTAGCCCTAATACGCACCGAAGAAGATCGCTAATGAATAACGACGACCCTAACCCCCACCTCCCTCGCAACGCCGAGGCGTTGAAGTTTACGCGTCCATTGGAGTCGCTAGTGAGGCAGTATAATCTACCACGACCTCAACCACGACTGGAGCGGGTGAGGTTGAAGGAAGCAACACCGTTTAGTTGTCCGTTTCTGAGAAAGCGAATGGTGAGACAGGGGCGAAGGTGGGAGTGTTGGTAGGAGACGATTATGAGAATTGGTTATTCCGAAGATGAAGAATTTGGTGGACAGTTTGAGCTATGGCAAGCCAATTGTCGGCGGTCACTAAAAGGCAAGAAGGGCCAAGCTGCACTTAGAGAACTGGAAGCTGCATTGTTGGCAATGCCGGACAAGAGGCTCATTGCTGGCAAACTGCAAGACGCTGACGGCGAGGTTTGCTCGCTTGGTGCGCTAGCAAAGTACAAGGGCCACGCATTGTTAGCCGACGAGTGCGAAGAAGGCGAGTATGATGAATATGACCTGAGCGGCGAGATGGAAGAGTTTGGCGTTGAACTCGGAATGCTGCGTCTCGTTGCGTGGAAGGTTGTGGAAAAGAATGACGTTGCTTTCGACGGAATGGAGTGGTTCAATTGTGAAGGCCCGTACCGTTGGGAGTTTGAACGTCCACAAATGCGAGATTTTATTTCGCCGGAAATGCGTTACGAGAAAATGCTGGCGTGGATACGAAAGCAACTCACTCAACCACCCTCCCCTTCATCACCTGACAACGAGAACCAATGATTACCCACAAACATAAACTGTCATTTCGTCGCAGGTCTATTTCCACCAAGCCCACTCAACCTAAACTGATGCGTCGAATTCAATCCATGATGCGACGACGCGGAATGACTGAGAAGAAACGTAAAGAAGGAGCGGCTGCTTATTACCTTGCGCTCACTACCTTTGAGCAGGGATACCAGCATGGCTTCGATACAGTTGTGGCAGCTACGGCAACGGACACGTCAACACCTTGTTAATGATGGTGCAGGGGATGGTTGTGGGAGTGGGAGTGGGGGATGGTTGTGGCGACGGTGAAGGTGTCCCACCCACACACGTCAACGTAACCGTAGACCCCAATCCTGCCTCAGCCGCTGCACTTGCTACCTGCGTACTACCGTTGCAATCATATCTGACCACGTAATCTTTGGCTTTATTTGGAACGGGGTCTCCCAACACGCGATAATCCACCGTGTACACACACCCCGTTTTTCCATTGCACACTGAGGCGATGGGGGTCGTCGCATTCCCCACAGTTGCCCCCACATTCCCTCCATACGTCGCACTAACCACCTGAATGCCCGTTGCTGGCGTTGTAGCGGGGCTAGGAGAGGCGGAAGGCGAGGGAGACGGAGAAACAGTCGTGGTGCGCCAAACGCCTAATCCGGGGGCAGGAATGCCAACATACACCCGACCATCCGGCCCGTAAGCTAGAGTATGGGACATGAGCGAGTAGCGGCCTGCGGGATAGGGGGTGTTGAGCAGTGTGTCGGGAAGTCCCTGATCGTTACGTGTCCACGCTGACCCATCCGGTGAGGTGTATAGATGCCCACCGTGCAGTAGCAGGGTGCCGTCTGTTAATTTCAACACATCATGCGCGGTGTTATCTCTCGCTGCGGGATCAGGATAAGGTGGCAACACCACCGGATAACACAACGTCTGCGGGTTGGGTGGATTCACGCAATTACCAGTCATCCATGTTGGCGCGGTTGCGATCCCCGTGTGCAGAAACACCCCACCTTGACCTGTTGTTACGATTGGTTGACCGCTGGCGAATCTTATTGAACTCGGATTGCCGAAGGGATATAGTTGGTCAGGATACACTTCCATATATCCCAGTGATTTCCACGTCTTTCCTTTGTCGGTGGAGTAATAGATCCCCGTATTTTCGCTGCCGACGTACCATATGCCCGTTGAACCAACCGCTATGCAGTACGCGGCAACCTGTGGATCAACCGGCCCGATGTCTGTGTAACTCTGCCCATCATCAGTTGAGCGCCGGATCATGTGCTCCGAGGTTTGAATTATCGCCCCGTCTACGTCAATTGCGTGGTCAGCTTCATAGTACGCCCCTGAGTTGACAACCTGCTTCCATTGCCCATTGGCGTAGCGGTAATCGTGAGTGAAGGGATTGCTCGAACTGTCTACCACGCAAGCTATTAGCGACTTAGCTGGTGTGACTTGTAGTTGACACACCGGCCCAGCGGCTAATCCCTGCACCTGCGTCCATTGCGTGCCGTCGTAACTCCATAGTCCCTGAGTGCGAGTGGCGGCGTAGAGGGTGGCGTTGATGAAAGCGATGCTAAGTACTTCGGAGGGGGAGTTGGGAATTTGAATCCATTGGAGAGGAGGTGGCGATGGATTACTTGAACGAGCAATAAGCGGGATGGTCAGCGTCAACAACAACAAGGCCATGATTAGATGTTTCATGGGCCATGATTATAACATCAAACATCTAGTGAGTTGTGAATTAGATTGAGACTGCGAGTTGGGCTTGATACCAACTATGCCAGCATTCGCACAAGTATGGCTTTCGCTCACTATCTGGCTTGATGTTTCGGAGTGCACTCCATGTCAGCGTGTCCTTCGTCGTTCCTGCGAACGATTTATAGTCTCAGACCTCCACGCCGCCGCAGTCTCAATGTCGGCTTAATTATTCTTGTTGTCGAAGTTACGCAAAGTTGCCATCGCGTGTGCGACATTCAAGGCCGCTTGTGAGAACTTCAGCGCGTCGTTTGAGTCCGTTGTGTCTGCCGCCTTCTTTACCAGTGACTTAACTTCTTCTGTGGCTTCTATCGTTTCATTCATGGGTTCTACCTCCAAGTTGCGAACATGATTTAGTCAGTCTCATTTTAGCGGCGGGACTGATTACCGCCACGCATGGGTAACGTTACTGTGATTTCGGAAGCTACGAGCTTCGTGGTTGGAGTAGGAAGTTCGCGTCCTGCAAGTCCGAAGACTCACACCTAAATCGCGCTTACGCCACGATTCCAACCTGCTCCAACCACTGCGACCGAGGACGTACTCCGACGCAATCACATCATACTCTCACCAGCGGGAGGTGGCAAGAGAAATAATCATTGACAATACATCGTGCAGTCAATTAGTATAATCTCCGTGAGTAGACAGCGAGATTATCAAAGACGACACAAAGAACAAGGACTATGTGTAAGCTGCTCAAGAAAGAGAACCGTTAAGTCGAGTTCCTACTGTCTAAAGCATCATCGGGCGAATATGGACGCGCAGCGTAAGCGGTTGGGATTCAAGCCGTGGCGCAGGGGAGGACGCGGCAGGCCGCCGCTAGGAGTGAGGTAAAATGAAGAAACAGTCACCGCAAGTTCAACTGGAATCGCTACCACCTGTTGAAGAAGTCGCGCAATCCATTGTGGACATCGCGGCGGCAATGAAGCGCGTGAACTCAACACGGCTGAAACAAGACGGTGTAATCATTCTTCTTCAGGCACAATGCGGAGCGAAGGTCAATCGAACTCAACTACGATTAGTTCTGAATGAACTATCACGCATGGATAAGGCGTGGTTGAAACCGTTGGAGAAGAAGTCGTAGCCACCACCACTACCACCACCCACTGCAAGTGAGGGGGAGGGCGATGTCCCAAACTAAAGCCGAATGTCTACGACTTGTTCCTTCGCATGCGATTCGCTGCAACGGGTGCAAACGATGGCTGGGACGACTCCCTCAATGGATGAACGCCGAGTTAGGCAACGGACATTCGTGTGAACATTGTGGTTGTACGTCGGTGATTGTTAGTACGGGACGCCCATTTGGACCACGCTACCGCTACTGGCAGTCATTGGTTGACGAGTTCGCTGAATATGAACGGCTTAAGATGTTGGACGATCCGTGGTTCAAAGGATGCGTGTTTACCCAATGACCACCCCCCCTACAACGAAATGAACGATGAGCAGTTGTCGGCCTTAATCGCTGAGCGGGTTATGGGTTGGCATGTTGGCATATTGAATCTGTTAACTACCCGCATACGGATGAATACTTTGATAATTGGGTGGATAGTAAAGGTGTTGGACGGTTTCACGCTGACAGATGCGCCGAACAGTGGCTACCTGCATATTTCATTACGCACGCCATGCTTGTTGTGGAGAAGATGCGCGAACGTTACTATCTGATTGGAATTGGTAATTCAGCGACAAATTGGGAAGTGGTATTTCTTGCTAAAGGAATTACGCCGTATCGAGCAGATAATGAATCACTTCCACGCGCAATTTGTCTAGCTTCATTGACAGCAATTGACACCACTACCAACACCACAGTGGAGCAGGGGTGAGTGAATGCGTATTCTAATTGGACTTGCCGGATTCATCTACTTAACGGCTGGTGCCAGTGTTGCAGGATTGGGTACTTTGCTTGGCTTCTGCGGCGGCGTTCTAATTGCGCTCTGTATCGTATTGCCGGATCTTCAGAAGGCTAATCAGTCTAACGATTATACTTCGCCGCCAGAACCTTAACCAGCTCGTCAATCTCACCGCGCAAGTCTTTCAATTGTCCCTTTGCTCTCTTATGAAAGTCTGAGATTGATTTAGCGTCTTGCTCGTTGAACTCTACCTCGTCATCGTGTTCAAGGTAGTCCACCAGCAAGCAAGATGAATTGAGGGAGTGAATCAGCGCCGCCGCGTTGCCTTGTGCGCCTTCACCGTCGATGATAATGGAACAGGGAATGCCGCCCATAGTTGTCTCCTATTGTTCGGGTTCGACTGGTTGTGGAATATTCTTCTTGCCTTCGATTCGCGCCACTCGGTTCTCAACCTGACGCAGGTGTTCATCGTTTAGCTTTACGTCCCGTTCGATAATGCGCAAGCGAAACTCAATGGTGTTTTGCAGGTTGGCCTGATTGGAACGGATTTCCGTAAGCGTACTGACCAGCCAAATCACCGCTCCGCAGAGTGGAATTAATAGAACCGCAAAGTACCAATTAGGCACAAAAATGCCTTGAGCTTTAGCTTGTTCTTCGGCCATTACTCGTGGCCTCCCATGAGGTATAAGCTTGGAATACCAACGTTGAGGTTTGGGTGTAATGTCAGATACCTTGCCAGCGTCGGTTCCATTCTTAGCCGCAGTTGGTAAGGTAGCGAGTTTGGCTGCATTGCTTGTTGACGGCATGCTCACACGATATATCAGGGAACTAAGCCATTTGATTACGAGGGGCTGGTAATTCTGTTACGATTACAATAACGGCTCACTTGATCACAAAGCCGAATGCTCCCCAACCAAGCAGGAAGATTAGCAACGCCAGTAAAAAGTGACCGCCAAGCGGTTTCCAGTTCGGCGGTTGATAGTACGCCCATCCGCCTACCAACACCCAGATGATAAATACAACCCAGAAGAACATAGATAGTGGCAAAGTTACACCTCCTTGGTGTTCTAACGAGGACTATGCTGCCTTTTGATTCTCAGAACATTGACGCCGCTGTTCTTTCACGCAATGAAGCTTATCAGCAATCAGCTCACTGACAAACATATAAGACGAAGGATTGTCTTCAAATAGCCGTGATAGGTTGCGCCACATTTGCTCGTCTATTGGATTGGTGATTTCTTCAGGTGTTGGTGCTGGCATTAGGCTGCTTCCTCTTCTCTCTCACTCTCGTATTGGAGATCGTTAATTAACTTCGACGCCTCAGCATAGTTCAATGCGTATTGTAACTCCAAACTATAACCCTCTAACTGTCCTTTGACAACAAGGACTTTTACCGCTCGCTCATCTTCGGGAACAGTACTTCCTTCAGGATAGGTAACGTCTTGAATTTGAATGATCATGCTGTCTCCCGTTCTACAAACCGTCGCAACTCAGGATTGAGCGCGCACTTCACGTCAAGTATCAATCGTGTCGCCTTCCGCGCTCGACAACTCACGCACTTGCCACATTTGCACGTTATCTTTCGTCGCGCCACCGCATACACATCCTCCATGTTGGCGTAACGGAGGGATTGCACGACACGCTGCGTCACGGTTTGACTGTCCTGAACAGCGCATCTATAGCAGACGGCTCACTAAGCCGCTTGACCACATTCACCGCGCTCGACTCGCCCGCAGCAGCTACCGTGGCGGCGACTTCAGGTTGAGATGCTTGATTGCGCAACAACACCGCAATCGTACGAAGCGCAATTCCCACCACCGCAACGATCACCTTCACTTGTTGAGATGGGGTGCCAAGGTCGCTGATTAGTTGATCGACCAAGGTAGATAGATTCTCGAAGATCGTGATGGCGTCCTTGAATTTACCTGATTGATACGCTGCGTTGAAATCCGTCGCTACTTTGATGATCTTCGTGATGGCGGAAGTCTGCGCCGGAAGAAGAGGCTTAAGTTCTTCCAGTGCGCCGATGATCGTCTGTACCCACGTGGAGAGCTTAGGCCCACTACAAGCAACCTGCGAGAGCGTGCCACCGCCGATAAGAGTCACACCGCCAACGATAGCCGCACCCTTAATCAAGTCACGGCGTGAGACGTGCGGCGCGTATTGAGTTGAGGATGGATCGTTCAATTCTTCCACGCTCGGCCCAAGTATTTGAGATTCAAACATTCAATCAACCTTTCTTGCGGTTGTACCTGATTAGGTTAGTCGCTACTCTACCGCCTCGTAGGTCGCCTCAAAGATGTCCGACTTGCACGGATAAAACTCACCCTTAACGCCCTTGATGATCCAATCGTTTGGCGTTACGACATGCTTGCCTTCCAATGTCTCGATTATACCCATGCGCGACCAATCCCACATAGTCTCGTCGTTCGAGCAACCGGAAGTCCCAAGCATTTGATTGATTTCGAGGTAGCTTGTGCCTCTTACAGCGTCACAATCCTCGCATTCACGGCCCAGAAGCGCACCGCCTACGTTCCATTGGACCGCCTCAACCACTATCGGCTTTTTGCGAAACCTCTTCACTACCTCACCGTCCTTCAACTAAGGCTCCCATCAACTCACCCATGCACGACACGCATTCCTGTTGAAGAAGGCGGGACTGGGTGAGTTGCTGGAAAGTCGTTAGTCGTCAGTGGACCAACTTCAATCCTGTCCGCTTCAAGCGCACATGAGCCGCAATCTCCACCAATAGTGCCAGTGGCCCTCCTAAATAAAACACTACCACTGGTAACGGCATCACGGGCTTATCAGGTCTGCGGTCTTGCTGTGGTGCTCGTGCGCAGAGATGGTAAGCAGCGTGACCTGACGCGCCCCATAGTGCCAGTGTGATTAAGAGGATCGTCATTGTGTCGATGGAAATCGTGTTAAGTCCACGAGTTTGCACGCGCAGACTTTCGAGTTGTTGAAAAACAAATGGCGTCCGTTGTGGCACATCAGATTAGTCGCCCATACTCATCATGGTACTTCCACCACAATGCTTCAAGTGCGTCTAGATCGTCCTTCTGCCAACCAATTGATAAGCAGTAGGTCAACCATTCGGCGCAGGTTTTAGTTGCCCGTGGACGCATTAGGCGTTTGCGTCTTCTTCCGCCAACAGTGCATCATTCTCCGTCTTCAACGTCTCCGCAAGCTTCGCTACGGCTGAATTGTCTGCAAGGTTGTCAGCGTCTACGGCGGCTTGAATACGGCCCGGTATCGCCCGCAGCATCTCGATTGCTCGATTGCCCAAAGTCACGGCGCGGTCTACTTCCGCCTGAAGTGAATTAAAGTCTGCCATTATAAGTCTCCTTCGTTAGCTTGTTCCGCCTTCTGCACGGAATCGTTTGATTGTTTTAGTTTCTGAGTGAGTCGGTTGATGATTGCTTGGTCCTTAGCGGCGAAGAGGTCAATAAGCTTGTTCGCAGTTGCTATGAGTTCCTTGAGCTGCCCGCGATCAAAGCGGATTACGTGCTCCTGCTCATGTCGATGCTCGTCGCCCATTGGTGCGCAGTGTAGCATAGTTCGGTTATCGTACAAATGATTTTTATTGAAGGGGATATTGACAACTGTGTTATTATTCTCGTGCGGGGAAGTGAACAAGGTCACACGAGGCTCATAACCTCGAAAGCCGTGAGCGTTACCGGCGACCGCAACCATCGTTCTTCCAAAGCCACAGGAGGCTGATTAATGGACTTGTCGTTAGATTCATCAATTAACAATTAACGCTAGCGTGGCGGAATTGGTAGACGCGACGGCCTTAAAAGCCGTTGGCCTTATGGCCGTGTTGGTTCAAGTCCAGCCGCTAGCACCAAAGTCACAGCAGGAGACTGAATAATGGAAACCTATCCCTTTCACAAAATCGAAACCCTTTACGAGCGCGACATGGCGACTTTCAAAGTCGATCCATCGAAGCTTAAGAACCGTACCTACTCACTAATCAAAACTTGGCAGTGGACAGAGAAGATTGACGGTACGAACATTCGTATCATCTGGCAGGACGGAAAACTGTCGTTTGGCGGCAAGACTGACAACGCGCAGATTCACGGCGATTTAATCAAACACCTGTACGAGCTGATTAGCCCCGTAAAGTTGGCCGAAGTGTTCCCTGATACAACCGCTGTAATCTACGGCGAAGGCTATGGCGCGGGAATTCAAAAGGGCGGCGGCTATTCAGCGTCGAAGAAATTCATTGCGTTTGACGTTCTCGTTGGTGGTAAGTGGTGGCTCAACTGGGAGAACACTTGCGACGTTGCGGAGAAGCTTGAAATTGATGTAGTACCTTTCGTTGGTGAGATGTCATTGGAAGCCGCAACTGAGATGGTGCGAGTGGGATTTAAGTCACCGTTAGCAATGGCACCAATGGCCGCAGAGGGACTTGTAGGCCGAACGGCTGAACCTCTGTTCGACAAGAAGGGTGCACGGCTCATCGTGAAACTTAAGACGAAGGACTTCGCATGAGCCACTACCAAATAATCAAGGACTCCGCATTGTTGGATAGCTTTATTGAATGGCTTCCCGAATTGCGTGAGAATGAAATCTTTTACGTTGCGCTGTTCGCTCGCAAGAAGTATTGCGCTGAGATTAAGAACATCAAAACTGACAAAGCGCAATGCAAACGGTTTACGTCCAAGACCAACCGACTGCGAGAGAAGATCCTACAGCTTGAGTGCCCGCTAGATTCATACTCGATTAAGGGCGAGACAATTCCGCAAGAGGCACTAGCTTTGTATATCAGCGTCAACCCACGTGATATGTATGCTGCTACCAAGAACGGGCTAATCAAGTTTGCCACGCTCATGACTCAGGAATATAACGGCTACAATCCGCATCAGGAAATCATGAGCGAGATTCACCGTGCTTGTAGTCGCAAAGTCTGGTACGACTTCGACTTCGATAACGTTGAGTTAGACACAACGCTCGCCAAGGTTGACGGTATTTTGAATCTCGATTGCGTGAAGGTTCTCAAAACTCATTCGGGCTTTCACTTGTTAGTAAACTTAAAAGGAATTCGAGAAGAATTCTCGAAGTCGTGGCATCAAAAAATGAGTACGTTAGAAGGAATTGACGTGCGAGGTGACAACCTAATCCCCGTACCGGGATGCGTTCAAGGCGAGTTTGTGCCGCACTTTGTTGACGTGCGCCCTCACCTCAACTAATACTCTGTTAAAGTTTAGTCGTTTAGTCCCATGCCCCCTCTCAGGCTTCAGGTAGGTGAGGAAATTAGCTTCTCTTTTGATTCTCTTCCAACGTCCGCACCCGACTAGGCAGGTCGTCTAACTTCTTTTCCGTTTCAACCCCCGATTTAGCGTTAGCCTCAACCTTGGTGAATAGTTGCACGATGTCTGCCGTTACCCGCGCCATCCTGTCGTCAGAGCGACCGGTCATAGCGAGAATCTTTTCTGCCAGTTCTGGTCGGGTAATCGCCGCCCCGACAATAAGCAGTGCGGCGTCCAGCTTAACGTCCATCTTGGACACAAGCTCACGCATGTCGTTGTGTTCTTTGAGATCATCTGCTTTGTGCTCATTGTAGTTCTTGGTTACGTCGGACTTGTCGGCCTTGCCCATGACCATCTTCGCCAGACCAAGGATGGCCGCGATAATCAACGCCGCCACTACGCTTTGAATTAACTGAGATGGATTCATTCACAACCACTCCTAGTGCGTGATGCTGACAATTCAGACATACTTACGCGCTGAGCACGCCTTCGATCCAAAGGTTGAATTTCCCCGCCGTCACAGCATTAACCGCTACAACCAACGCTGGAGTACGTTGCGCAGTAGTCTTGATCCACGTGGCAATCGTGCCCAAGAGTGGAATGGTGATCTTAGGCCCAACCGTGGAGAATGGCGCTCCCGCGATAACGGTAGCAATAACCAGATCTCCCGCGCCCTGTCCGGTCGTAACTGCACCGGTCGATCCAGCCCCACCTGTTAGCCCTGAGATCGTATCAATGAAGGCGTTCTGAACGATGAAATTGTTTGGTAGTGGACCATTGATTTGAGTGAGAGGAATGGAGCCGGTAGCCCCGCCCAAAACGGAAAAATCATAGACAAACTGAAATATGGACTTAGCCGCACCTGTGCCCGACTTATAGAGTTTGTCTGAATCATCAAGAGTGAGAACGCTGATTGCCATAGCTACTCCTTTAGTTGATTACTACCCAACCCACCTTCGTTGTTCCGGCCTGAGCCGCACTGGAAACAGGTAGCGCAGCCGGAGCAACGCACTCCATTAACTTAGTTGAAGTGTTGACCTTCCAGAGATCGCCGTTCTGGCATTGAGCATGTGCCGTAAATGACGCGACCAACAGCACTGCGATAGTAAGAAAGAATTTCATGTTACGCCCCTTTCCTTCATCAAGAATCTCCTTAGTTTGGCGCTAGTACGAGAATTTGCACGTCTGTGTTTCCCGTAGCCGCAGCATTGCCGGTTAGAACTACGGAGCCGGAACCAGGGAGAGCGCTAACGGTTTTGAGAGTAGTATCGTTACTGCGCACAGTCGCTTGAACGGTCCAAGCAGAGGTCATGCCAGTGACAGTGACCGTAACTGTAGATGCAGCAGCAGCGATACGCACAATGCCGCTTGGCGTATTGATCGTAGGTGTGGCGGTTAGGTCTGAAGTGGTTGATAGCTTTAGGATGGGACTGACAAACCCAGCACTGGTAGCTGCGGTTAGAGTTGCTGTGTGTGCTACTCCGTCTATGGCTAGAGATTCTGTTGAGGCGGCGGCGGTGAAGGCTAAAAGTCCCGTGATGGTTACTTGATCATTTGCTCCATCAACATCAACGGTGTTAGTGCCCGCGCCCAAAGTTACGTGTTGTCCATTGGTAGAAGTAAGAAGAACGCTTCCCGGCGTAGACGCCGCAATGTCTGTTCCATCATCTGTTATCTGACTATTCCCTACGCTTGTTCCTCCCGCCCCAAACTTAGCCAGAGTGTTCTCAGTGCCGGTGCCGGAAATGCCGCTGCCCACCAGCGTTGTGCCGCTCATTGTCAAATTAGCACCGAGGGCAATCGGTTCCCCAAAGCCCGTTCCTCCTGCAGAACCTCGCCCCCATAAGGTCGAAGCCGCTAGATACGGTACTGTCAATGCAGCTACTTGATAGTTCGTGCCATCGCTGATAATGCGGACGCTTTGGCCCTGACTCACCGTCAAAGATGACAAGCCATTGTTGATAGTGGAAACCGTAGGGGTGATGGTTATGACTCCCGCGCCACCCGGCTTTACAACGTCGCACCACCAACCCGACGCGAATGCTCCCGCAGTACCCGCCTGAGGCAGTGTGAACGCTACCGCCGAAGCCCGCGTAGAGGTTATGGCTTTGCCGCGATCAGAATCGGCGATGGTGTATGACGCGGCGGTACCACGTGCGTTTACCAACTCTGAACTACGAATGGTGCCGGTAGTGGTAATGGGAGAGCCGGTGGTTGTCTCGGTGCCGCCAGATGCATCTACGCTTGTTACGGTGCCACTGCCTGTTCCAAATGGCCCACTCCACACTCCCGCACTGGCAGCGGCATAAAACCCCTCATTGCCGCCGGATGTTTTCTCGAACACATCCCCAGCCGCAGGCGACGACGGTAATGTCGATCCACTTCTTACGCTGTTAGCTTTGAATACTTGAGGTCCAACCAGAGAGTTTTGCATCTTTACAAGCCTTTCGACTAAGGCCAACGTAATCGTTGAACTACGTGCCCAGAATGTTTGAGTTATCTTACCATACCCTACATCAACGGCTTCGCCATGAGTCCGTGATCTTTTAAGCAGTTCAGTGTGTCTATCAGAGCCCGGCGAATGTCCGTCAAGGTGCTGTCTGGCTCGGCGACCAAACTGCACTGCTTTCCAAGTATCTGCACGTCGGTATCACCGCGCTTGTACACCCTTCCAGTGTAGTAGATGTTTTCAATTGGGCCACCGAGAACGATGGGCGCACCGTCCGGCGAAAGCACGACACGATTTTGGTTATCGAATTTCAATAAGGTTACATCGCCGGTGAGAGCGGTATTGTAAGCTCGGATGGCATTCACATTGTTGCGGAAACGTACCGCGCCATTTGCTGTGTAGAAGTCCAGCACGCCCTCCTGTAACCACATGCCAGTTTGGTTCCCCGCGTTGTCGAAGAACGACCAGCGCCCCTGCATGCGGCCAATTACATCTCCCGTAGCGTCAACGATGTTGAATCCCCACGGACGCTTCTTGAGTATCGTTCCATTAGCTGAAGTCCACTCCAAGTAGATCTCAGTGTGATACCCCTCACTCATGGACCACTTCGGTTCAAAGCGAACCGCGAAATCCACCTCTCCATCGACGATCTTATTTCCCGCCACGTCAGAGTTGTAGCCTAGTTTGAAGGTGTTGTTTTTGTAGGCGCCGAAGTCGTAAGTCGTCGTGGAGAGGTCTACAACCTTATTTGAATCTGTGGTGAGTTCGATGCGTTGGTTTTGCGCTTGCGTGGTCAAGCAGAGAACGATTAAGCAAACAAGTGCAAGGAAGTATTTCATTGATTCACCCGGAAAGTGCATCACTTTGCGCTAACTTATTTCGTAAATCATCTACAGCTAGTTGCTTGGTTGCCCCTGCTCCCTGAACATGCGGGTTGTCTGGTAGCGAAACCAGATAGTTCCCTCCACCGGGAGGGGTAAAGACTAGAACAACCATTCCATCAACGACCTCTTCCATGACAATCTCCCTAATTCACCGACCTACTCACTTCAATCCATGCTGGAATACTAGAGACGTACCGAAGTGTTATCATGTCATTCGCAGTAGCAACGAAGTTCACTCCACCAGCTAATTGTTGTGTCGCTCCATCAACCAGCGTGCGATTACCGTCTGCGAAATAGATCGTCACCAATTGACCATCTACCCCGTCATCCATTGTGGTTTGTGAGACAGGCGCAGTGTCGTTGGTCTTGAATGTGTTGCCCCATTTAACTGAGGGCGTGGCGTCCTGATTGCCAAACGTCTGCCAGTCTTGCGATACCTGAGCACTGACAGCGTTAATACGCCGATTTGCAATCACTTTTCCCGTTCCACCAATCGCTTCCCCGATAACCGCATCAATGTCGTCAAACTTAGCGAAACCCCCAGCGAAGTTGTTTTCCGCTTTAATCCTCAGTCCTATTGATCCGGTGTTGGTGGGATCGAATTGAATCCCCAACATCGTAGTGTTGACTCCACCTCCCGGCACCGTGCGCGTGTTGCTGTTTTGAATACGGGAGTTGCGGATCGTTAACGCGCCGTTTTGATTACCATCTACGTTAATTAAAATGAATCCATCGGCACCGTCACCAAAGGCTGCCATACCATCGATCAACCAGTTACCAGTCCCCATGATGAAAGGCACCGCTGTGGGAACACCGTCGGAAGTAATCACTGCATTAAGAAGGCTCACCGACCCCATTCCGCCTAAGTTGATAACGCCTCCGCGAAAGGCATCAGTGGTTCCATTGCCAATCTCAAACCGCGCTCCACCGATATGTACCGTGCCGTTCCACCCCAGACTAAGCAATAGGTCTCCCGTGGAGTTGTTACCCGCTGTCCCGTTCGCGGCAAAGCTACAACCGAATAGATGAGTCGCCCCACTGCCATCGCCAAGATTCAATCCCGCTGTGGTGTTATTACCAAACGAAGTATTAACGTAAGAAATGACTACTGTATTACCATTGCCAGACTGAAATACACCTGTAGCATTCTCAGAGAAGTTGCAGTTATTAAACTGTAGTTCTGCCGCCGAGGCGCTGCCCTCACCGATGGATAGCCCCTTACTAAATCCTCTAGCAGTTACGTTGGTAAATGTGCATCCCGAAGTTTGCAGACTACCCGATGGTCCAGTGAGGATCATCCCGATGGTTGTTCCTATAGCGACACTACTGGTTAGCCGGAAATCATCGAAGCGATTGTTTCGGCCCTTGTTGACTCGGAACATAGTTCCATTGGTCGCACCCGTCCAGTTAAATAAGGTGTACAGTCCCGTTCCTTTGATGCTAACGTCGCTGAAGTTCGCATCCGTGCCGAAGGTGACTAAGCCATTGAAATCATACTGACCAGTGGAAGCGAGAATAGTCCCTGCGCCATTTCCCGCGACTGAGGCTACGGCTGCGGCAAGAGCGTTCCACGCTGCGGTATTGATCGTAGCTGAGATCCCTACCCCACCTCCCCACCATTCTGATCGAAAATCCGTAGCGGTGAGATTTCCACTAAAACTCACCGTCCCCTGCCCACTCAGCGCGTTACTAAACAACTGGCGTACGGGCCAGTCCCTTGTGCTGCTACGAACAGTCAGGGTTCTGCTCGTAGTCAACGTCAACATCCCCGCACCTTCCCAGCGAATACGCATCGTGGCGGGAATGGAGACGGAGGACGTGCCTACAGCGGTAACTTTATCGATCACCAACGTGGACTCATCAGTGCCAATGAACGTTAACGCCGTGAGGAAGTTAGCGAATTGCGAAACGTAATAGGTGGGCGTTGTCAGTGAAGGCTGTAACACACTATTCGTCCCATACGCTCTCGGCACCGTGGAGATTGTCGGCGCGTCGGAGAGGTAGGTGATGCCTTTGATGACCGCAGAAGCATTTGCATACGTAATGCTATTCTGAAAGTCAATCATCTCCTGAATTGTAGGGTAGAGATTATTAGGCGGATTCGTGAGTACTCCGACTTGATTCAATATCAGCAGATTTTCAAATGTCCACGAGTTAGCGGGATCAGGATTGAAGATAGTCCACCCTGTAGGCGTAGACGCCCCTGAGAACACGTGAGCTTTTGGGGTTCCATTACTGTAGAGTTGAGCAAAACAGCGAATTGATGCGGGATTGTTGTCTTGCGCATCGATTGTGCTCCAAAGATTAAAGGACGGTATGACTACTTCAGTATTGGTGACAGTGCATTGAACGGGAATATAGAACCCATTCTGCCCACTGCCACCTTCTATGAACGTTCCATCACTGTCTAGAAATGACTGCGAATACCAAACACGAAGCACCGTGCCGTTGACTGCGTAGCCATTAGCTTGCGGGAAAGGTTGAATTTGGTCGAGTGTGATTTCGGCCATAGTAATCGTTTCTAGTAGCGCGTCTTACGGCATAATGTGGACGTACTCGCGGATTCTCCCATGTGTGTGGACAACTTCCATAAAACTCTCTTGAGCCGTTACAGTTATGACAGAGCAATCGATAACCTTCAATTCGTTGGCGCTGCTTGTAAAGCCAACGCAATACCCCTTGGGTGCCACCCCTAATCTTACGGTCCTCTGAGCCGTTATTGTTAACATGGTCAATTGCTAGAAAATAAATATTGGACTCATCGCAACACTCACATTTACTACCATACCAACTAAATAACTCTTGGCGCTCCTGGTCTGCCTTAATTCTGCTCCTATCTAGGCAGTCCTCACATATGGCCCCGTCTACGTACTTCGGAGGATTCTTACCACAACTTGTGCATTTACCATTTTGCCTACGTCGAGATATCTGCGCTTTGCTGTTAGCAGCGTCTTGCTGACCGCACTGCAAACACGTCTGAATACCGTTCCGGGGTGGTCGAACTCTGCATCGTACGCAAACCCCTTGCTGTCTACGTCTCTCTCTAACAACCGCACTGTGTTTTGTTCGTTGAGCATTGCAAGATAAACAAAGATTCTTATTTGGGCGACCTTTCTTACCGCATTGAATACAACGCCCCGCAGCCTTAAGTCGAATCTGTAATCTACGTGATCGGGAAACGTCCAATGGGGCACATACCGCGCAAACAAACGTGCCCTCTTTAGACGGATTAACGCCACATCGAACGCATAGATAGTTTTTCTTGCGATTGCGAACTGTCGTGGTACTATCAGCCATGTTGGTTCATTTCTCCTTAATCCGTGAATGAATCGACCACGCTCCGGGACTATTGGCTTAGTCGTCGGAGCATTTATCTGGTTACATTGTAACACGTTCTGAAACGATGAGAGGGTTAGTTGGGCCATGCATGTTAGGGAATGAAACGAGCGTAGATGGTTGCAGTTGAAGTGCCGCCCGAATGGTTAAAAATAAACATGCGTGCTATGGGGATACAATCACTCGCTGCCCCGACTGCGCCGTCAGACACCGGAATACCAGACGCAACCAACGCCCCGTTAGTATTGGTTACAGTTGAAGCATTACCCCAGTAGACATCAGTGTTGCAGGTCACATTCAACGACACACACGATCCTGTCACTGAATAGCCCGCTGCCCGAATAAGCGCGTCTATTGATACCGCCGTAGCGTCATTTGTAATCGACGCGTTGAAGAACACAAACGGATATTGTTCTGCCATCTCAATTCTCTCCCACTACATCTAACATCTCTCGGTGAATGAACTCCAACGGCATCTCGTACTCTCGCGCTGGTTCACAACGAACAAATCCATCTGCGGGAACGTCACGAGTGACGATAGCTCCGGCAGCTATGCGGGCGCGATCTCCAATGGTCACATTAGGCAGAATTACCGCTCCCGCGCCAACCGAAACATCGTTACCAATACGCGGTGACTGAGCGGTGTAGTTCTCGTTCCCCGCTCGCGGGAATTTATCATCCGTCATCACCACGCGAGGGCCAATGAAAGAGTGATGCCCTATCCTCGTATTTGCCGGAATAAACACCTGCGCCGAAATCCGCGAATGATGACCTATCCGACTTCCCTTACCAATCTCACTCCCCGCGCCTACGGAGACACAGGTACTCAAGGTTGCGTTTTCAAGTACAGAAGCAAACTGCCACACTACGCAATAAGCACCAATGTGAGCGTACTCACTAACATAAGCAAGGGGATGGATCTGTGCAGTTGGATGCTTCATAGAACCGACTCATAAACCTTCATCATCGCCTCGGCCATGTCTTTGGCGTCGGGCGGTTCCAGTCTATCCACTCGTGGCTCAACTTCGCCTTTCAGGATTGATATCAAGTCTTGCGCGATCCTTCGCTGATCACCTTCACGCACCCAAAACCAACTGTAGGGATTTCCCTCGTAGCTAATGGTCTTACATCCAGCCGCGTTGGATTCAAGCGATAACCTATTGAAATCCCCTTTTTGTACAAGGCCGATCTGGAAATCAACCGACTTCAGTACATTCGGTAATTCATCATGTGGAAATGTCAACGGAGACACATACGATCCGTAACTTGCTCCATTTCGATTGATCAAGGGGAAAAACCATCTATGCTTATCAAGCGGTAAATAGTTTGCATGTAACGACGCTCGCGGTACTTCTCTATATACCATCGGCCACGCAATAAAAAGATCGAACGGCCATTTAATCGAGTGGCAATTCTCAGCCGTGAACAGCGATGGATCGCCCGCAAACTTCCCCTTACTCTTTCCTCCACTCCAATGAGCTTTATCAATTCCTAATGGCACAAGGTTTACTCTCGTGTTCTTGTCCACCATCGTCTGCACAATGGCCTGATGTCGAGGCCAAAAAGTTACAATTACATCTGCATTTTGCAGCCAGTATTGAAACAACATCCAGCCATCACCATGTCCGTAGCCACGTTGTCCATCTTCAATCGCAGAATTAAAAATGTACTCAATCGTTCCATGAATCGGGAAAACCAGTTTGTACTTTTTGGTGGCACCGTAACGAATCTCATTCGGGAAGTGAGTATGCGCAACGAAAATATCCGCATCCAAATATTTATCCCATTCACCAACTACTGTTTCCTGAACATTGACTAAATACGAATCGAGTCCTAGTTGGCGTTCGGCCAGAGACATTGCCTCAGCCACGCGGTTCATCCCGGACATATTGAAAGCTGTAAGATGTACAACCTTCACGATGAAGCCAAGCTCATTGCTGATGACACGTTCAATGACTGTGACGCATTCTGACTTGTGGCAATGGACGCTGTGGCAGAAACACCACTCAGCACCGCACTGGTAGCGATAGATTGCGTGCTGGAAACGTTCTGACTCTGTGAGCCATTCTGACTGGTAGCTACTGAAGTTGAACCAGACGCTGCCAAACCCGCCGACACTGCGCGAGAATTAGCCGCAGCCGCACTGCCAGTGGATACATCCGCCACCACAAACCATGTCCCGTTGTATTGCGTCTCAAGCAGAACTGAAGTAGACCCATCACTGCTCACCGTGGTTGTAAACGCTCCCGCATTGCCGGAAATCGTTACGTCATTTCCACTGGAGTCAGAAGGAGACATTAAGACTTCCAATTGGTGCTTAGCGCCATCGTTGAAGTCGGTTAAGGTCAGCGTAAATCCTGCTGAGGTAGCGTTGCAGATAACTTGGGTGACTTCGGGGCCGACAGTAGCCGCTGCCGATGCGCTAAGCGTTACCTGTTGGCGTCCTATGGCGTCTATTGACATATCGATCTCCTTCTAATGCGGTAGTCCGAAACGTGTCTTAAAGTTGGAAAGTGCAGTGTCTTTATCCCACTCCCAACTTTCGATAAGTGCAAATGTTTCTGCGCTCACGGGAATGTCATCGTCTACAAATTCATCACAAGCGATTTCCAAGTCATCGCAGCATTGCTGCACCTGCTCGTCGGTTAAATCGTACAACGGTGCAAACAATCTCGTTGGTCCAAACACCAACTCCTGCTCAAACTCAACGTCGATCAACGGATGACGATCACACCGCCGATAGCCGTAGAGGGTTAAATCGAAAGGGTAGTCGAAGTGGGCCATACGCTTCTCGTTAATCCTCAATTCCCCTTCGCCCACGATCAAGTCCTGCAACCTCGGCAATCGCGCTGTACCGACCGAGTATTCCGAGACTAAGGTTATCGTACTCTCCGATTGGATCAAATATTGGTCGGCGGGTGGATAGGAGTACACGGTGAGATTCAATTGTTGTATCGTTCGCTCCGCGCACTTGTTCATTCGCTCCCGAAACCAGATGACAGGGAGATTGACTATTGGCGCGAGCAGGTGGAGAAGGAGTGTGGAATCGCGCTGAAACGAACTGAGTACTGTCGGATTCTTTGCCTTCTCTAATTGGCATCGTATTGAGTCTCGGAGTTCATCGATGAGCATTACATCAAAAGCGCCATTATTCCCGTCATTGCACCACTTGCCAGATCGCCAAATAGTCCACTTGGTTGCGTTGTCGTTGAAGTTCCCGTTCCTGTACTGCTCCCGCTGCTACTCGTCTGCGCAAGGCGTGGAGCCGTCAAAGCAGCCAACGATCCTAATTGACTGCCACGTTGCGTATTAACGTCATTTTGTCCCTGTCGGAACGACTGCGATTCCTGTTCGTTTAGTCGGCTCATGCCGGTTCGTAATTGAGCATCCGCAATTTGTGGAGAACTGAAACCTCCGAGAGGATTCAGAAATGAATTCTTAAGATCATTACGCGCTCGCCCATATTGATAACCTAGCCCCGGATCAATTTGCGGTTTCCAGTCACGAAAAGCTTTGGTGTCCGCTGTATCAGTCGGGGTAAACCAATTGTAACCAGAGGTGTTATTGTAATTGGTGTTCTGCGTCTGATCGGTTTTAGTTTTTTTGTTCTTGCTCATCTATTGCAGCATGTTCTAACCACTCGATACAACGATTTCCGTAGGTCCCCTTGATCATTACCGCACCTGTTTCCACCAGTCCAACATTGTTGCACATTTCTCTGACTTTGTAATTCTTTTTCGCGACCATCGCAAAGAGATTCTTGGCGTCTAGGTCTTTGAACAGTGAACGTTTCACGTGAAACGCCGCTTCCGCTATCGTGGCTGCGTCCGACCCTCGCTTGGCCCACATGTGCAGTTCAAATATTCCCTTGGCGCGTAAGCTAAGAGCGAGAAGTCCAATGTACGATCCGTTGAATACGCCAATGAAGGATTGGTTATCATCTGGCGTTGTTAGCTCTTCTAAACTTGGCCGAAAAATACCATCCGACTCACGATACCACCGAGGGCTGTTTTCATCCCAGTGATACGCAATCTCAAACAACTCACGATCCACGGCGGGATCAAGGCGACAAATGATCAGCTCAGAACTCATAGCCTAAAACTGAAATAGTCAACGTGGCCGCCGAGCCAAACGCCGCATCCACAATTGCCTTGAACGCCTGCCCCGCTGTTCCGATAACTGCTGGCCCGTTGCCACTGGCAACCTCCTGACTTTGCATTTGATAAAAGGTCGCGGAAGTCAGCGCGGTTGTAGAGTAGTTGTTAGTTGTACTCCAGTCGTTTGCTCCCGCATTAAAGCCAAAGGTCAGAAACGTTGTCGTGCCCCCACTAAGATCCACGCTAGGTGCTCGTCCTACAACAAAAGTCACAATAGCCGACTTTCCCGGCGGGACAGTGTAGAGAGTCTGCGCGGCAGCGTTGTTGAGGCTGAATGATTGCGTGTTTAGAACCGGAAGAGACGTGCTACTGGCTCCCGCTGCCCACTTGATTCCATTCGTTGACGCAGAATCGGCGGTGAGCACTTGGCCGTCGGTTCCGACTGCGAGGCGTGAACCGTTGGTAGCGTCGTGCGTGTAGATGTCACCTTTGGTTGTAAGTGGACTGACAAGGATGATTGTTATACCTGAAGGCGAGTAGCTAAAGCCAGACGTACCACCAACTGAATTAACATTCGGCCCAGTAAGGCCATTCAAGCTGGTTATTGCCGTACCCGTAATGACCTGTTGCGCGGGAACGTCAAACTCATTTTGCCCGTACTCAATATAGGTAATATCATTATCAACTATCGTTGAATCTCTCATGGTATAATCTCCCGTGAAAATGGCCCGTAGGGTTGTACGCCCAACGAGCCCGACCACACACTGAACCAACGCTTAAGGAGTTTCAGCGCATGATCATTAAATACCTTACCGTAAATCACATCCCAACAAAAGACCTGATCCGAATCTTTTCCAGAATAAAGATTGATTCCGCAGTCGCATGGAACGATGTCCCTTGTTGGATTTGGCAAGGACGACTTCACAATCTGAAGTACGGATCTTGTTCTTGGCGAGGTAAGTATGAATCTACTCATCGGTTGATGTATGCGTGGCTTATTGCGCCATTGCCTTCTTCCCTGAAAGTTACCCGCGAACAAATTGAGGTAGACCACCTCTGTCAACGTCCCTTATGTTGTAATCCCGTTCACTTAGAGGCTGTCCCTAAAACCGTCAACATCCAGCGCACCGTAGAGCGTAGAACCCATTGTCAGCGCAATCACGAGTTTGACTCTGAAAATACAATATGGGTTCAAGGAGCGCGGCGCTGTCGAGAATGCACAAATGCACGGAGACGGAATTGGTATTACGGCACCCGCAACGTTCAAAACCCAAGAGTGTTTCCGTCATATACGACAACCGATAGAACTTGATTCAACCACAATCTCGTCAACCCGTTCTAGTGTTCCCGACCCTGAGTAAGTTGACTGAAACCGTATCGTACTCTGTGCCAACCCTGAGCAATTCACTTGCAGTTGAGGATATTGAGTAACACTTGTACTGTTAGGCGTAAGACTGACTGCACCTGTCAAACTTGAAGAATTGCCAGTTTCCAGCGCGGTGACTGGAATCGCTTCTGATGCTTGCGCTCCAAACACCCCTATTGAGCCACTCGTTGACTTGCAGCGCGCCCCAATGCGTTTAACGGTGTGCGCTCTTAGCTCGCTGTTGTAATCGGTAAACGGAGGCGCGATGTACATTGCTATTGTATCACCTGAGATTGAATCAAATTGATAACTACCAACACTCACGGAATCGTTTGCTAATCGTCCACCGCAGAGAAATTGCAGCCGATTTTGCACCATCGCGCAACTCGTTACGATCATATCTTGAGTAGTCGATGAGAGTGTAATGTCCGCTATCCACGCTTGCTGTCTTAGCCCATATCCAAGTATTCGAGTCGTCCAAAATCCGCTTGCATTCACTGATTCTGCTACATGGAAATAACAAACTATATTATTGACGGGATCGTAAGCCACGAGCGCGTGACCCGCTACCCACGTGTCAGTAAACTCGCTTACGTCTATGGCAAAATCAAATTCTTCTGACCCCGGCACGCCGTCTGTAGCGGAGCGAGCCGGACCTTGAACTGAGTGACCATAGAGCGTGTCGTTGATGAAAGCTAACTGGTCAGGACGAGTGAATCCCACTGTCCAAAATGGACGGATGAGAACGGGCACAGACGAGTCGGGCGTTCCTTGTGCAATCTCCAGATGATTTGTAGTCATCAGGTAGACTCGCCCCGCCGCTGATACTGCGCCTACAATCGTCTCAGGTGGCGACGATGAAAACGCGATGATCGCCGGGGCCGCTTCAATGTTCCCCGGTTTCGCAGGGAAGATAAACGGGCCGGGAGATGATCCGTTCGCCCCTTGACAACTGATCCACACGGGGACGTTATTAAGTAACGCAACGAAATTAGCAGACGGAGGTGGATCGTTTTCGTAAGTAACTAGATCATTGCGCTCTACCTCCGCGTCGTACCATTCAATGAAAGTCGAGAACCCCGACGTTGAGCCACTGTACTGGTCGAGGTAATACCAAGGACCAAGTAGATTGTTTTTATCCGCGCCGAGTGTATCCGCGTATCGCGTTACCCAAACTCCCCATGCGTTTTGACCGTTTGTAGTGTCCATCGCTGGGAAGGTAATTTGAATCCGCTGGTTATCGGTGAGAGTTACGGTAGCCCGTTGTGAAGGATTATTGAATCCTAATGTTTGCGTACGAGCAGGAGTGATAACGACTGAATACACACCTGCCTGCATGTTCTTAGTCCCACCCGCCGCTGCTACGAGTATGGGGCGAGAAGGGTAAACAGGTGTGCCAGTTAACGCACCAAACGCAGTCGAGTCAACTGGAATTGTGAAGGTGTTTGCTCCCGTGACGGTGATGGTCCATGACCCATTAATAGCCGTCCAATTACCCGTTCCACCTGAGATCGTAATTCCATCTCCCGTGGATAGACCATGAGCATTTGAAGTCAAGGAAACCGGATTCGTGTTGGATGCTGCTGTAATCGTTACGTTACTCAACGTCATTCCCAACGTAAAGTTGGTATACGTACCCGCACCTGAATTGTAGAGCGAGATTTTAGGCGCTCGCGTGACGGTGAGAGATGCGCTGATTGCCGTTCCGTTGAGTCGAAACGTTCCATCTCCCACTGATAGCAACGTGCCACGGTCAAGACGGATTGTGTTGCCCCAGATTTGTGTGCCCCGTTGTTGGTCTACGGCGAAGATAACTGGAGTACGCTTGCCCGTCATGCCTGATCGTGAAGACGTAACCGCGCGCCACGCAATGAATGAGGTATCTGAAACGATCTGCTTAACTGCCAACCAGTAGGATTCGTGAGTAGAAGTGTTGACTGCGATTACAAATTGACCGGGGTTCAATTCCGTCGTAAACACTGTTGCCGTACCTGTAACGGTTGCTGATCCTGATGTAACTGCTAAGGTTCCTGTAAGGTCAGACGTTGCAATTGTCTCAGAGAGAGAAAGGGAGCCTGCGTAGTTGTTGACATAAGTAAGATCGCCGCGACCTCGGATAATCGCGTTACCCATTCTGAATAAAGCCCCATCCTCAACTCCGCCCGTTAAGGGTTGAGTGGGAATGTATTTGGAAGGGCGGATTACTCGTGTTGGTAAATTGCTACCCATATCCTACGCCGCCACCTTCGTTACGTTCGGCCCTGCGGCCTTGATCGCTTGCACGAGACTATTTAGTAAGTCGCTCTGGATTTCTTCATCCGCGTCAATCAGTGAACTCGCCGTCGCAGGTTGCGTCGGCGTCGTTACAATAGTTAGCTCGATCTCACCATCCTTGCCGTCAGTAGATGAGTAATTCTCGTTTGGGTTGATCCAGTGCAGTTCTCTTCCGTTTTTAATCGTCCAATAACCCAACCTCACATCATTTGTGGGATCAATAAAATCCTTCCACTCCAGAATCAAACTCATTAGTGGGCCGATTGTGTCATCGTCAGGATCAACCACGGTCGCATCAAACTTCTGCGAGGTGAGTACTTCGTCGGGGATCGTTCCTACACCGTTAGTTAGAGTGATCGTGTGAGTTTGTAAGACAAGTGAACGCTTCTCTGGGTCTTTCGCGGCAGCTAACGTGACGTTTTGGAAGACGATGGGGATGAGGGATTCAGCAACGACGTCACGGTTAACTCCATCCACACCTGAGATGAAACACGCTGCGTCAATGAGTGAAGCTAAAGAATAAACAGCCATAAGTTACGCCGCTGCCGTTGAAGGAATCTCCATTACTTCAGGAATTATTGTTGTGTTACCCGCTCGGATTGCCGCTTCAACGCGGTCATACTTCGCTGATGCTGCGGCGGCTTGTACGGCGAACTCGTCATCACGCACCAACCGACCAACTGCGCCATCAACATAAGCCGGAGCTAATGCGTCAGCTAAGAGAATGTTTCCATTCGCCGCAAGTGTCGTTGCCTGATCCGACCGCGAGTACACGCAGCACTTGATGATCACGTTCGGGCGCGTGTGAACAATCTGCCGTCCTATTAAATTAAACCAGTACACACCCACTACGAACTGAGTATTCGCATTTGCCGCCCGTCGTCGCACTTCATCTAAAGGCATGAGTGAACAAGGCGTACTGTCACTTGCGTCAATTACAGCATCCCAGACGCCAATGATCGGCTTAGACGCAGATGACGTAGAGGGAATGAAAGCGTAGTTAGCAAGTGATGAAGTCTGGCCTGCGAGGTATTGACGAAGGGAGCTATTAGCCGTCTCTCCGATAGCCTTAGCAAGGGCAGCTTCCGTGTCGAGTACGGCGTCAATGATCGACGCCAACGGGAAGATTGAGCTTACCACTTCAGTTGTCGTGAGAGGGGAAACAAGATAGTTAGTTTGCAGCGTGGCAGAGATAGGACCATAAATAGCATTAATTCTTAATGCGCACTGCCTGATCAATGTGGTATAGGGCACACTCATAACCTACCACCAATCCCCATCCAAGCTAGATTCTCTTGAACTAATTTGTTGCTCAACGATATTTCTGTTGTACAACTCGAACTCACGCTCAACGCGCATTTGATCGTTCTTTAACGCAATAGCATATTCCTTCCGTCGTTCACGATCTTCCTTTGGGTCTTGCGTCCATTCACAGTTGGGTAAGATGGATTGCGCCGCCAGGACTTCAATTAACTCGTGGTATTGATTCAACAGCGGAGATGATGTTATCGCAGCATCGTCCGACCATGATCCATTTGCCATGAGGATTTGATATTGCGCACTGAGATTAGGCATGGGCAGCACATTCACCCACAATTGCCCGTCGTCTTTGCGATAGAAACTCATCCTCATTGCGGTATTTGGAGATCCGTCTGTATACATCCATGAGGCAATGTTTACGGGTAGTCCCCAATCGTAATGAGCATCCCCGATCATGGTCATCTCAACCACTCGTTGAGCGTAAGATGGGTTCTGAGGGTAGTAGGTTAAGCACTGAAGAGGCTTGCTATAACCTGAAGTTTCCGCAATGAGATAGTCAGATGAGTTACCTACGACTTGAAGCAGATAGGTTGTAACCGTCCACGGCTGGCCTGATAGCTCAGCGCGGTTATAGAGAGATTGAGCACACGAAACTACAGCGAGAAAGATTTGTTGTAGTGAGACACGTTGAGGCTTAGGCGATCCTAAACGGATGCGTACGTTATTTGCGCACGTCTGAAGGGTTGCCAATGCCACATCGCTACTCCGCTTGCTTCGTCAACTCACACCACCGCGACTTATGCATTTGCAATCCTTGCGCGGCGTCGAATTCCTTCCCACACTCGCAAGTGAAGAACTTAGGTGAAAGCGTGATAGACGGGCCTGCTTCGCCCGCTGCTGATACCTGCCCACTCGCTTCCAACTCACGAATCCTCGCTTCTGCGCGTTCCAGCTTCGCGCCTAGTTCAATTAGCGTCGCAGGATCGAATTGCGGAGGTTGAGCGTCTCTACCTCGCAACAAGTGGACCTGTTCACGCCATTGATCAATCTGCGAACGATCCTGTCTCACCACTTCCAACTGAGTCAACAGCAGCTCGCACAACGGACTGTAGCGAAAGGCCATTGAGCCGATCTTACCATCTCTTACGTAGGGGTGTTCCTCGTCCAGCCTAGCCATGCCCCAGTTATAGAATTCCTCCTCTGAGGCTAACCAGTTTTGCGAGAACTTATCGAAGTCAACGCGATCACCGTTAGCAAAGCGAAGATCCTCACTGGCAGCTCGGTTAATGCTATCTTGGATCTGCGCACTGATACCTCGGAGTGTGGGTTCTTGCCCGTCTCCAAAAGCATAAATCTCCATCTTGTCTAACAATCCTGACTTGTCAGGCAGATGACAGTCATTCCAACTGCGCCCGCGTAGAGACTCCAACTCCACCGTGCCGTTGCGAAACGTACCGTCATTATGCGCACGAGAAAGAATGTTATTTACCGCATCGCCGGGATGAACGAAAGTAAAAGACAGTGGAGCGATTGTCTCAACCACTTGTCCTTCAACCTGAAACCCTGTCCACGGGATTCCTCCCGCAGCTCTTAGATGCTCGGTAGGCATCACGTTCTCACCCTGCTCCACTAATGCAGCGTAGCCACGCGGGATGTAGCCAAGTCCGTACTTCTTGAGGCAAGGAGAAACAATTCGTACTCCACCCCCACGCAGCCAAGAGATTTCCTGCTTCAAGCGCAGATGGATACGGTCGCCAATAAAGCCCAACCAACGTAGGGTTTGTCGCTCTTGTAGCTTGGCGTCGAAGTAATTGACGCTCGGTTGAATTTGCGGTGTAGTATTAATTAATCGTTCAGTTTGCATTAGTTATCTCGAATGGTTTACCAGTTAAGGGGAAGTAGTCTCGCGTATGAGGCATTTTTGCTCCCATACTCTTAAGTGCCGCAAGTTCATGCGGTAGACAAATCTTTGCCCCGTGGGTATCAACCTCACTCTTCCATCGCTCCTTAGCCTCAGATTGAGACTTGACTTTCATTTCCCTCATTGCCTGCAATCCCCATGATTTAGCGTGCTCCAAGGACTGCTCGTCCAATTCCATGTGCGGATTTACTTCAGGGTTAGCGTCCCGTTCAGCTTTCGCCCGTCTTAACACCTGCAATTCCAAACTACCGGGAACTTTATATCGCCCATAGCAGATCTCTTTAGACTGCTTCCACAGTCGATCACAACAGCGCAGGGATGACTCATGCTGGGCAACCATTCCGATGTGTGGTACGAGATTGTACCAGCCATCACGCGGGGCTGGTCCCCAAACATCGCGGCGCGTGCAGGTGGTTGATTCCTCGATTGCAGAGAACTTTCTTTGACAAGTTCCACACCCTCTAACGGCGTGATCTTCTCGAAGTCGATTGACGCAGAGAGACATAATTCCCTGAAGTAAAGTTGCCCGGTTAACGCAACGTGTACATTCGGAGGGATCATGAACGTAACGCGACGATTCCCAGCTTTTCTCGTATTGTCCCGGCTCAAAGCGTTCCTCCAGTACCCAGCGAGGGGGAGAGACGTCAACATACTCATCGCCGCCCACTTCTACGGTTAACGCTGTGTATTTTTGTCGCCACTCGCCTTTTGTAGCGTTACCGAATTCATCCCACGTGTAATTCCACCACTTGCGTTGCTCCCATGCCCATGAGACGCGACAGATAGAACGACCATTAGCGGTGCCGAATATTTCGTCAAGGAGAAGTTGATACGCCTCTTTGTCAAAGTGTGTCGGCGGTACGAATATCCCCGCGCTTGACCATTTAGAGGGCTTGTCGTAAATCGGGTGTCCACTCGCTACCACCGACAACTTCACTTTTGGTTTCTGGCTCATCCGTTAGTTCTGCACGTAATAGAGGCAGGTAAAAACACCTGTTCCAGTGCCCGTCGCGAAGTCCGCCGTGGCGCATGTGGCAACGACAGCCGCGTTAGTCGTGCCTGTTAGAGACGCCTCAATTCCACCGACAGTAGTAAAGCTTGTTCCCGCTGTTGTCGTCACCACTGCCGCCGCAATGTCAGCGGAAACTTTAGTTCCCGATACATCAGTGTAACGAAACTCCAACGCGCCACCACTGGTGTACTGCGTAGCGGTCGTAATCATCTTCAGCGAGATGCGTTCTACGATGTTGCACTTGCCCGAACCGGGCGCAGCCGCAAGAACAACAGGCGTAGTACGAAATGTAAGCCATTGCGCAGACGATACGGGGATAACTGCGGCCTGCAATACTCCGCTGCCAGCGCCCGTACCCGCTGGGCTGCAATACCATGTACCACCTCCGTCGGACTCGCAAAGAACAGCTTGCCCCGGCGCGATACTGGTATTACCAAAGATAGCATCTCCGCTGCCCGCCGCAATAGTCACATTTGCCGTGGACGTGGCGACATTCTTAATCAGCACCTTGCCTTGTCCACTAAGACGATTGGAAAGCAACTGTCCCGCATAAAGGCCGTTGGTTGAAGGCAGCGTAGCCGTAACTGCCGCGGAAATTGTGAATTGAACAATGTCATCCGTAGTCAGCACCGTGTACGATGCTGTTTTCGCTACCGTGTTTTGACCAGGCGTAAAAAGTAAACTCATAGTGATTTCTCCTTATTAGTCGCCACTTTGGATGAGCGTCGGCAACGGAAACGCCTGAAATCATTTGAAGCAGGAGAGAGCCATCACTGACCCTCTCCCTTGTTAAAGTTAACCTACAGACCCGCTGTCACTGTGGTTGCCACCGCTTGTTGAGCCTGCCAGAGATACGCAGTCGCCCTCGGTGAAAGAGTTGCCGGATTCATCTTTGCGCCAATTGCGCGCTGGTAGTTGTCGCTACCAGTGTTATTTGC